CCGCAGGCTCAAGCTGTACGATCGCACGACGCAAGAGGCGATCGGCATCGAGAAGGGTGATCGCGTCATGGGTATCGATTTGGATACCCTGATCACGGGAGACATCCGCAGACTCGTCAAGACCGAAGGTCGGTTCGTCGGGTGGGGCTTGAGAGGTTTGGGCGATCGCCCAGTGTTCAACGGCTCACTGCAAATGTTCAATGCGGGTGACCTGTCGGAGATATGGACGGAGTTCGATCCCGCGACGTCACCGAAGGAAGCGCAAGCCGCAGGCTACAATGGTTCGGATCAAGCTTGGTTGTCTTACAAGCTTGTCGACAAAGCAGGGTCGGTGCCGTTGCATTGGCCTGAAGTATCGTCCTACCCGTTGCAGAACCGCATTCAAGGCGTACTGAAACGGGAGACTAAAATTATTTTCTTCCACGGCAGTTTGAAACCGTGGTCCCCTCAAGCCCGGTTCTATACCCCGTGGATAGACCGCTACTGGAGAACGTGACATGTCGCAATTCGCATTGACCGATCGGTTTGCCATCGATGATGGCGCCAAGGTTCGCTACACGGAAGACGGTTACATGACCGCGGCCCCGCGCGTCGCGCGCACGGGCATTCAATTGTATCGGGGCAAGGAGGTCGGCAAACCCGAACTCGATATCGTGCGGATCTATCGTTCCGCGGACGAGGTGTTCAATGCGGACTCCCTGCATTCGTTCGGGCATCGCCCCGTCACCGACGACCACCCACCTGTCAATGTGACTGCGGAGAACTGGAAAGATTACGCCAAAGGCCAACTCGGGGGCGAGGTCGCACGAGACGGTCAGTTCATTCGGGTGCCCATGTGCATGATGGACGCGGCCACCATCGGGAAGTTCAAGGGTGGCAAGGTCGAGCTGTCGGTCGGCTACACCTGCGATATCGATTGGACCGCGGGGGAGTTCGAGGGCCAGTCTTATGACGGCTTCCAAAAGGACATTCGCGCCAACCACGTCGCGCTGGTCAAGGCTGCACGTGGTGGAAAAGATTTGCGGGTTGGTGACGGTACCGGCGTTGCGCCGACTCAGTCCGCATTTATCGATGGCCTGCGGGCTATCATCAAAGGAGACGTTGACAAGAGCGAGTCACTCGCAGGAGTCAACGGGTATCTCGCAGACGCGAGTAAGAAGCAGTACCCGTTCATGTTGAGCGGGAAGGTACACCTTATGAGCCTGCGGGCTTGTAAGGCCGACGCGATTGCAAAGGGTGACGGAGACATACTCGCGGCCGTTGACTCGATGCTGTCGCTTATCGATGACACCACCGCCGTCGAGGACGGCAACAAGGAGAGAGAGACTATGACTAAGATGATTACTGTTGACGGCGTGTCCGTCGAGGTGATGAACGACCAGGCGGCGCAGATCATTCAAAAGGCGCTGACGTCGGCAACCGATGCCTTCAACTTCGAAAAGAAGAAGAAGGAGGAAGCCGAGGAGGAAGTCAAAAAGAAGAAGGACGCTCTCGATGCTGCGATCGCCTCGCACGCCACGGTCATCACGACCAAGGATGCGGAGATCGCGACACTCAAGACTCAGGTGGCGGACAACGTCATGACCCCTGCGAAGCTGGACGGTCTTGTGAAGGATCGTGCGGTCACTGCAGGCAAGGCCCGCGCACTCCTCGGCGACAAACTGATGGTGGACGGCAAGACCGATCACGAGATCCGCAAGCAGGTCGTTGACCTCAAGCTCGGCGAGCAGGCGAAAGCCTGGTCCGAGGATCAGGTCAAGATCAGCTTCGATACCTTGACTGCAGACGTCAAGGCGATCGATGGTACGGTCTCGGGTGTGATGGATACGGCGCGCGCGTTCTCGGCGCCGGCTGGTACTGTGCAGATGCAGAATGATGCGCTGTATACCAAGCGCGACAAGGCACTGCAGGAAGCCTGGAAGGGCCCCGCCGCTTCCGCCTAACCAAAACCTACAAGGGCGGCCGCTCGACGCGGCCCCCTTCAAGTTTCAACAGTCAGCGCTATGCGCATTGAACACACTGCAAACTCTCACCTGATCAACAGAAGGATTTGATCAATCATGACGACTCAAACGACCTATAGCGAGCGTATCGCACCTCCGATGCCCGGCGTCATTGCCGGTAACATGGACAACGCTCGTACCGCGACTGGCATCTGCGAGACCGCGTCCCCGGGCATTCCGTTCGGCCGTGCTGTTTCCATTGGTGCCTTGTCGGATCAGGGCATCGTACTCGGCGGTGTCCTTGCTGGCTTCCGCGGTATCTCGATCCGTGACGTCACATTGCGTGGCGACCTCGCGGTCATCGATGCCTATCTGCCGCCGAACAGCATGGGCGTTTTGGAAAAGGGTGACATCTGGGTCGAGCCGGCGGTTGCCGTCGACGTCACGGATCCTGTCCATTACATCCAGGCGACCGGTGTGTTCACCATCACCGGTGGCATCGGTCCGATCATCGGCGCGAAATGGAAGACCTCCTGCGGCATTGGTGGCCGCGCGATCGTCTCCCTGTTCTAAACCCCGCTCGTCTGACAAGACGGGTTAACCCCATACGACAAGTCCCCCGAGCGGGGCAAGGAGAAATTTAACTATGCGCATGGTAGACGCTCAACAGGCTCTGGGGTTTGCAGTATCCCAGACGTCTTACATCGAGCAGCAGGTTGTCGAGACGCAGTATCCCGACATCCAGTACCCGGCCCTCATTCCCGTGGACACCTCCGCGAACGAATGGGCCAAGTCCGTGACGTACTACTCGTCCGACAAGGTAGGTCGCGCCGGGTGGTTCCATCACTACGCGAAGGATATCCACGTTGCGGATATCGAGCGTACCAAGAACGAAGTCGGCATCGAGATGGCCGACATTGGTTATCGTTGGACCCTCGAAGAACTGGGTCAGGCGATGATGATCCCCGGCACCAACCTGTCGTCTGATCGTGCGGCTGCGGCCGTGCGTGCATACGAGGAGTTTGTGGATGATGCGGCGCTTCGCGGTAAAGCCGAGAAGAGCATGTACGGCATCATCAATTACCCGGGCATCACCTCGGTGCTGGCTGGCATCGAAACCGGCCACACAGTGTGGAACCTCAAGACCGCCGACGCGATCCTGGCCGACGTCAACAATGCCCTTACCGGCCTGTACGTCGAGACCTTGACCGTGGAAATGGCGGACACGATCCTGTTGCCCATTGCCGCAATGACTCTCATTGCGACGAAGCGCATTCCGGACACCACCATGACCGTTGCTCAGTTCCTCAAACTGAACAACGTCTATACCGACATTACTGGTCGACCCCTCACGATCCGCGGCGTTCGCGGCCTCGAGACGGCTGGCCAGAATGGTTCGGGTCGCATGATTGCTTATCGTCGGGCACCCGACGTGATCAAGATGCACATCCCGATGACCCATCGGTTCCTGCCCGTGTGGCAGACCGGACCGCTGGTATTCGACATCCCCGGTATCTTCCGTATCGCCGGCGTCGAAATTCGTCGCCCCAAGGCCGTTCGTTATGTCGACGGCATTCTGACCAGCGACGAACTGTCGTAAGACCCAAGCCCGCAGGGGGTAACTCCTGCGGGCATTCTTCGTTCAACAATTCAACGCGGACCGCCAGCCCGCAGGAGAACACCAATGCGCGCAATCCTTATGAACTTCGGTGACAACACACGAGTCGTCCATGACGTGATGAACATGCCGATCTCCGTCGGCATTGGAAAGATCCGAGAGTGCGACATGCACAAAGTGCACTATGACATGATCCGCAAGGGTCTCGCGACCGACACCTTGATGCTGGTGCCCGCGGATGCGGAGATGCCTGCACACCTGTCCCTGATCATGGGGGTGTTGGAAGCAGTCGACACTGAACCCTATGACGAACTACTGCAGCGTGCGGTCGAAGTGATCGGTAAGGAGAATGTTAAGCTACGACCGAACCGCGACATGATCAGAGTTGCGTTGCGCGACCTCGCACGTGAACTCGTATCGCAAATTTTCGCAGGAGTGCAGCCGCCACCCCCGCGTGTCCCGATCAAAGAAGAGGGTGATGAAGACACGCGCAACGATCCCCCGCGCAAGCCTGAAAAAAACTTACCAGGGTCGAACGCGCCCCTTGCCGATCGATCGGATGCAGCCCTCCTTGCCGCCATTGGGGAGAAGCCTATCGATCCGGTGCCTGCAACTAAGCCTGCGATCGAGCGCGAAGTGCTCAAAACCAAACGCGTGAAGGCGAAACGGGAAACGATAACCCCCCCAAAGGGGCGTGCCAGGGAGCGCCTGTAAGCGGTTCGGGACCCCTCGACGTACATCGGCCCCCGATTGCCCCCAAAACCGCTGTAGCGCGCTCCGTGCGACGAGCAAAACGCGTTCAAAAACGATGAAAGGACCCCATGGCACACGTCATACCCACATACGCCGATTTTATCGCGCGGTTCCCAGTTTTCGCTGATCGATCACAAGCGGTTATCGAAGCCCTGATCACGGAAGCGGCGGGCACTGTAGACACCGATTGGCTGGAGCGCGACTATGCTCCCGCCATTTTATACCTGACAGCACATCTCCTTGCCAATGAGGAGAGTGAAGCGGGGGATGACGTCGACGTGGGTACTGGCGTATCCAACGCTGTCGCCTCTGAGTCGTTTGGCGGGATGTCGATCAGTTACGCGGCTGCCGACGATGGTGGTTCGTTGAACGACTCCGAGCTTTACGGTAACACAGAATTCGGGAGACGCTTCTTGCGACTCCTGCGCCTCAACAAACCAGCCGTGGTGATCGTGTAATGCCCGACTTCAATCGATCCCGCAAAGTCTGGCATGCGCATATTGCGCGATGGGGTGGGGGTGTGAACAACGGAGTCCTGGTCAGGGGAGTAACTCCTCGCACCATGACGATGGCGATGGCAGACTACGCGCCAAAAGAACGTGGCCTGTTCCTTGATGGAGCAGTTCGGTTTTGGGTGTCGGCCTTGAACGTTGCACCCGCAGACTATCCGGATCACGAACAGGACGTGATACAGTTCGCGGGTCGTGAATACAAAATTCTGATGCCCCCTGCGGGTGGCCACCCTGATGGCACCTGGATCGCTTTTGATCTGTCGTGCATGTACACTCGGACAGTCTAGCATGGCTGGTTTCAATCAAGGCGCGTTTCGCAAGATGATGTTGGTGAGGTTCGGGAAGAAATACCAACTCACTTGCAATGTCGGTGCTCTCGTCTTCACGGGCGGTAGCATAATCGCTCCCGCCAGTGGGTCGATGATTGTCACAGATATGGATACGGGGCAGTCGATAAACATCACGTCTGACCCGCTAGTTGAGTTGTTCCAGCCGCCAGAGCAGTTCAACGGAGCTTCGATAGTATTTAATCGCTTAGCGGATGATGTTAATATCGCGAAGTACTTGGTCAACAAGTTTGAAACAAGATTAGCGTCTAGCTATAGATGGACGATGAGTCTTTCCTGGACCATGGCTCCTGGTGATCATCTGAACGACCATGGGTTCGGTGCTCAATTGTTCAATTTGACTGACCAGGAATTCATAGGAGAATTCAATGAGTCTCAACAGAACGAGGATCAGTCGCTGACCGGGACGTTCTTCATAAACACTAGACCACCAGCAAAGCCTCCCGGACCTTTGTGGACACTGACTCATTGACCGTTCCTCGTTTCATATGGGTGTTGATCTCGGCAACGTTGCTTGTGTCGATCGCGGCGGGACTAACTTATCTTGCTAGACAGATGCCTTATGTCGTGCGGTTGGAGCGCGTCGAAGAACCGAAGCAGAGCGATCGCGTTGACACAAGCGAACGTGTCAATGTTGAGCGTACGCCGGTGCCATTCGTTGGAGTGCCAGTACCGCACGTCACAACAAACCCGACGCCTGCACCTGCGGTCGTGCCAGCTCCCGTGAACAAGCGCAAGGTAACACCGCAATCGTCAGTGCGTCGAACTCTGCAATCAAAATGGGGTCGAGGAGTCACCAAACCAAAGCCCTCGACGAATGCTTTTGAAGATCTGTTCAAGGGGATCAAATAAAATGCCAGCCGCAACTCCTGATCGCCGCGAGGCGATACTCGAACGCATCTCCGCGATCATATTGACTCCGGGTCTCGGGTTTGCGTCATCTGTGCGCAATCGTGGTCTGCGCCAAAACGAACAACGACCTGCTTGCGTGTTGCTCGACGGAGACGAGTCACCAAAGCTTGTTCACAATAACCGCCGCAGTGGCCGCGCGAGCATGTTGACGCCGCAGATCATGATCATGCGGCCCGAACTGTACGTCCTGCTTGTGGAGAAGCGTCCGACCAACGTTGAAGTCGGGCAGGACTTGAATGCGAAACGAATTGCTTTGGTCGCTGCGATCGCAGAGGACACGGCATTGGCGACCCTGCTGGGGTCGAATGGTGGTATGGTTTATAACGGATGCGTGACCGACTTGAAGTCCGGGTCTGCGCTCACCGGCCAAATGAGACTGGACTTCGCGTACACCTATACGTTCTACCCCACCGCATAAGGAGAGAGAAATACTATGGCTGAACCCACAATGGAATCCCCGAACGTCGGCAACTTGCAGGTCGGCAAAGGGATCGTATCGTTCAAGAAGACCGGAGACGCGGAGTTCCGCGATCTTGGTAACGTGACCTCGTTCACATTCACACCCGAGGTCGAGACACTGGAGCATTTCAGTTCGCGGGAAGGCACCAAGAAGAAAGACTTGGTGATTACCCTCGAGCAGAAAGGTACTGTCACTCTGGTCATGGAGGAGTTCACCGCCTACAACCTCGCCATCATGGTGTTGGGCACTCTCGACGAAGCTGCCATCGGCGGCCCCGAGGTCGAGATCTTCGCGTCGACGTCAGTCACTGGAGAACTGCGGTTCGTCGGCACCAATGACGTCGGTCCGAAAGTCACCATCGATCTGTATCAAGTCTCGTTCAACCCGACTGGCGATCTGGAAATGATCTCCGACGAGTGGAATGAGATGGAGGTCGAGGGAGACGTGCTTGTTGCGCCGTCGGGTCCGAACGTCGGCAAGTTTGGTCTCGCGAAGTTCACGAACGTTACCGCGGTCTCATAAGGCCGGGTTTTAATGCAGGAGACCGCGACATCCCGTCGCTCATGTAACAGAGAGAAACAACCGTCATGGTTAGTCTAATCGATATCGCAAATTCAAAAACCACTGTTCCCCTTCGCGGTCAAGACGTTGAAGTGACCGGGCTGACAGCGGATCATATCGGCACCATCCTGTCTGTGTTCCCCGAGGTTCGCAGATTGCTCACGGGCAACACTGATGCTGAGATCATCACATCGCTTATCTCACGAATGCCGGAAGCCGTCGCGCTCATGATTGCGGCAGGTACTTGCGGTGACCCGCTTAACGACAAATTCATTGCCGTTGCCCGCGGGCTTGCGATCGGTGAGCAATTCACCGTTCTTGAAGCGATCGTGAAACAAACTTTCCCACAGACGCTAAAGTCTTTTCTCGACGGGGTCGCGGCGCTCGTAAACCAGTCCGGCGCGCGTGGATGGGCTCCGGCTATGACGTCGCCCGAGCCATCCAACGTTGCGTCGCCGCGGGACGATCAGAAGCAGACTGCTGGCGAAGCACCCCAAAGCAGTTGAGCGCATGGGTCGAATTGATAGACCGCGAGGAGCATCGACGTGACTCGGTATTGCTCAGTATCTATCGTGCGGCCGCGCATGCTGAGGGCAGGACCTTCAAGGACTTCAGCAAGCGATTGGCAGAGCAGGGGGCTTGAGTGATCACGGTCAAATACACTGATGGCCGCAAATTAGGTCGGAGGTTCAAGGAGCGCATCACTGTTTATGATGAGCGCCGGATACTTGCGATCCAGTCAGCGGCTCGACGTGGATGCGAGGAGATCGAAGTCGAGGGGCGTGCTGATATCAGGGCCGGGGGTAACTTCGGCTCTGATCGTTGGCAGGATGGGTTTCGGGCAAAGCTTTCGTACCAGAGTCGTTCTGATCTCAATATCCGTGTGACACACTCAGTTCGTTATTGGGTCGTGTTCGAGGAAGGCCGCGTCATTAAGGGGCGACCGCTGTTGTGGATCCCCCTATCGTTCGCGAGTGATGCGCAAGGAGTCATGGCACGCGATTACCCAGCCCCCCTGTTTCGTGTTGATCGTCCGGGCAAGGCTCCGTTGCTGATGACCAATACCGGCGGTGGAAAAGCCGAAGCGAAGTATTTTGGTAAAGAGAGCGTCACTATTCCGAAGAAGTGGCACCTGCGCGATATCGCAAAAGCTGTGAGTCGCAAGCTAGGTGGCTACTACAAAGAGGCTTTCCGCAATGGCTGAAAATGACGAAGATCTAGTTTCGCAGATCAAGATCGAGGGTACTCAGCAATCGTCCGACGATCTGAACAAGATGGCAGACGACGGCGTCTCCGCGTTTGATCGGTTAGGTGACGCGGCTAGAAAGGCGGGGGCACTCATTGCCTCCGGCTCCAAGACGATTTCCAATGCACTCGGGTCAATTGAGCCACCCAGTGCATTGACGGCTGAGCGGTTGGGAGAAATCGCTCAAGGGATGGGTGAGTTAAAGATCGCTGCAACTTCTTCGATCTCAGCCGTTGCTGGGTTTGCCGCTGGCGTCGCGGCCATTGGAGCAGTCGTTGTTGGTGCGGTTGCAGGGGTTGCCAAGTTTGCGGCTTCGACGACTAGGGCGTATCGTGAACTGAACGACTCGACTAGTGATAACGTCCGCCTTACTCAAGCTCAGGGTAAGGCTTCGGTTCAGTCTGCGAACCAATCTAACCAATATGGAGAATCACTCCGCAAGCTTCGTGAACAATTGCGGCTTGGTAAGATCACATACTCTGAGTACGGTCTTGCCATTCGTTCATTGAATGAAGACTTTGCGCGCCAGGCCGCGTCAGTCCGTCGTGTTCAAGCTGCGCAAGAAGAAGCACAGAAGAAAAACGATTTGGCGCAACGGGCTGAGCAAGACCGCGTCGCACTTAAGAAGCTTGTCGACATGTACGGGGGGCCGTTGACCACCAGTCTGATCGCTCTAGGCACCACCTACGATCAGATCAAGAAGCAAGCTGTCGACGCCTTCTCACCAGCCCTTTCAAACTTGATCGATAGCATTGGCGCGATCATTGACAGGAACCGCACTGCGATCACAAAATTCATTGATGACACTTCGACGGCGTTGGCGGACTTCATCAAGAACAATGGTCCGGCGATTGAGAAGTTTTTCAGTATCATCATGGACATCATCAAGGGTGTTGGCACGACTCTAACTCTGATCGTGATCCCGCGCCTGGTTCATCTGATGGAGATACTTGACGCGATTGCTGTCAAGATTAACCAGGTGTTCGGCACAGAGTTCACGGGGGGAACACTGCTAGCTGCAGCCGCCATTTTGAAATTGACTGGTGGGTTCTCGACATTAAAGACTTTGATCCAAGCGACCATTGTCGCGCTCAGTGCGCTTGCTACGATTTTTAGTGTCAGCATCGTGACGGTGGGCCTTGTGGTTGTCGCAATCGGTTTGCTATTCGCCGCGATCATGTTGATTGACTGGACTGCATTCGGAGAACGTGCAGTGTCAGCCGGCACTAGGATACTTACTTTCTTTCAAACCATGCCAGCGAAAGTCGGTGCCTTTTTCTCAGCTCTATGGGAGAGCGTGAAGACGATGACCTCTGAAGCGGTGCAATGGGTCATTACAAAATGGACTGAATTTGTCACATGGATCGCTGCGATACCCGATCGCGTGTCTCAGATCTTCACTGATTTGTGGAATAGAATTAAGCAAAGCGCGACTGAAGCGTTTGATAGTCTCAAGACCACAATAAAAGGTTGGGTCGATAGTGTGCTGGGGTGGCTCAAGCCGATCTTGGACATGATGGCCAAAATCAATGCGCAGAGTGAAAGCTCGCCGGGTAGTGAGTCGGTTGGCGCATTCGCGGGTGGTGGTGCCGTTCGTGGTCCCGGCACTGCGACCAGTGACTCGATCCCGGCATGGCTGTCGAACAATGAGTGGGTCATGCGCGCGAAGGCTGTGCGCAAGTATGGATCTGGTTTTATGCGCGCAGTCAATGAGGGTCGGTTCAAGATGCCGAAATTCTCAATGGGCGGTCTCAATATGATCTCACCCACGTCTCGCATTCGATACGCCGAAGGTGGTCCGGTTGGAGGATCATCAATGCAGCCCTTGAACCTGTCCCTGTTCGGCGAGGAGTTCAAGGGTTTGATGATGCCTGAAGATGTCGCGGGCCGCATGACCAAGTTTGCAATCGCACGTCAGTCACGTTCAGCAGGCCGCAAGCCGGCATGGGTTGGAGGTAATCGCTAATGGTCACTCTCGCAGATCCCACCTTACTCCGATTGACGGGAGTCGGGGTACCGCCATATTCCGCGCGTGGTTTAACGCAAACGCTTGCCCCAATACAGCAGGCGTCGCAAAACAAACGCACAGTCAATGGCGCACTCAAAGACATTTCGTTCCCCGGTTTTCGCAAATACAGAAGCGCGATATCGGGGGGCGATCAGCAGCCACCGAACGTTGATGGCATCTGGCCGGGCCTGACAATCACCGTCGACTGCATCTCTGAATTGCAGTACACCACAATTGGAGGAGCGCCTGCACGAACGATCGTTCGTGCAGGCGCTCCTCCAATTGGTTTGTACACACTGTACCGCCCACGGTTGACCATGAAGATCCTTGGCTTCAATGTGTCGACTGACGAATACGGAGCTCAAGTAAGTTGGGCAATGGATCTCGAGGAAGTTTAAATGGCCAAGAATTTCTATTTTGCATGGGTAGAACCGGGCACTGCGTTCAATCCCGCGGTCCACAACGTCGAGGACGAGGACGTGTTCTCGCATGAATTCTCACATGAGGAGGGTGGCTTCGCGGCCTTGCAGATCGTGATACGCAACCCGCGTATCGGACTGCTGAACCCGAGCCGCAAGCGTTGGGCATATTTTTCGTTCAACAAGGGCACTGACGAAGCGCCTGATATCGTGCCTCAGTTCTATGGTCGCTTGCTAGGAGTCCCTGACAATATCTTCGACACTTTGGTCACCCTGCAATTCGTCGCAAGGCCGTCAAACTTTGTTGCGCAGAAGACCGCACTGGCGACGACGCTCAAAGTGTTGCCGTATTACGATCCAATCTTCGTGTCGCCTGATGCGTGGACGGACCCAGACGCGGTGCTCGAGGGCCGCACTCAATTGTGGCATATCGATCCCGTTAGCCACGTTGTCAGTGTGTCGGACATCCTTGTGCCAGAGGATGGCACTGTCGAGTTTGAAGCTACTGACGTCTTCTACGACTCGGTGGCAATTTCTTTGCAGTCAGTTCCCTTGCGAGCGGTATCGGTGGTCGCGACAATCCCGTGGACGCAGTCTGCTCAAGGCAGTGTGGATTTCAAACAACCGATACTCGGCATATTTGGTGGCCGGTCTTCTATTGGTTCGTTCTCCATGGAAGGCTTGGTATCATCATGGCCGCAGCCGGGTACTCAGATCGGAAACGGTTGGGTCGTCACAGCGGGAGAACTTGTCGACATTTCGTTCTTGTCGAAGCCGGAGTATGTGATCCCAGACGTATTCGCGCAGACCAACTCGTCATTGCCACATCTTGCAGAAGGTTCGATCGTATTCCCCATTAAAGTCAGCGGTAAAATTTGGGGAGGCGTCGATGGCGCAGGTTACGACTTCAACTATGAACTTGTTGGTGTGGCCAAGGGATGGGGTTCACCGACGCTGACTGCGCAATACACTGCGCAACGTGATTTTGCAGAGGTGGTCAATTTTACTTTGTTCAGCGATCAGCAAGCAATCTTGACGTTGCCTGAAGATGATGAAGCGATGCTTGTGTCACTGACTGCTAACAGTGTGTCTGACATGACCGTTGACGGCTCAGTTCCGATTGGAGACGTTCGCTCGCGGACATACGTCAACAGCGCTCGAGGCCGACAATCAGTTGAGCATTTGATCATGATCGCGCGTGCGCATTTGGTCAGCCGATCGCGCGCGGTGCAGGTCAGTTTCAAAACCGATTATGTCACTGGCTTGCAGATTACATTGAGAAAGGCAGCACTGATCCACGATGACAGGATCCCAGGTGGGGTAGCGACTGGCAAGGTGATGTCTTACAAGTTCTCGTTAGACGGTGACTCGGGAGAAGCGATCGCGGAAATCACGATTGGGTGTGCTGTAGGTTACGGGGGTTCATATACGGAAATCCCTGGCAACCCGACTTACGTGGATGAACCTTACGTGGATAAGGAGTATCAAGAGTATGAAAGCGAGGTAGTGCTGTCGACCACGTCCGACGTGTTGTACTCGATGCCACCATACCAAGCTTTCGATGACGGGCTGGATTTCAAACGTGGTTTGACCACCACCGCAATTACACATCTGTCAGTCGCAAATCCAGCCGCTGTGCAGGCTGCCGCGATTGAGGCAGTGAGTGGTGCTGATCAATCCGTGTTGAGTACTGTACTGCAAGCGATCCCGACACGGATCACGATGCAGTTGGTGCCCATGGAAGGGGGTCCCTTTGTTGCGTCAGTCCCGATATCAGTCAGTGATTTAATCGTTCCGAAGCAAATCGACTTGGAGGCTGCCAGTGTCTAACCAACTTGAACAAATTGTCCGCCCATCGCAATCTGCCCTGATCAGGCCCGCGGTTGCGATACAGATTTACGCGACGCCAAAGATCCCAGACAACACACCCGTTGAGTGGGGTTCGTCGGGTAACTCCATCTTCGAGCTGCACGCTCACGCCGAGGACTCACTGGACAGGAATTGGCCGGAGGAGAAGCGGAAGTATGACGTTGTTCGCGTCTACAATGAGGATGATCGTTCGCAATATATCGATACCGAGGTCATGACTGAATATCAGGGTCGCAACAAGATCTCGCAAAATCGCATAGTCATGCAATTTGCGTTGAACTCCAACACCAAGAACACAGAAGTGATCGAGCGCAATCTCGTTCGAGAGACCAAGTAAAGGACAGCACCCATGGACGGCATCATATATAAAACTACCGACGTCTTGAAGTGGGGCGTTGGTGGTGGGTCTGGTACAGGGGGGAACCTGAGTCCGACCGAACTCGATCTGAATTTTTGGGAATTGTATTTCAGGTTAAAGGCCCTCGAAGACAATCCCCCGGAGTCAATCAATATATCGGGCATGACCGTCGTCGGCACTCAATGGCAAGTCAACATGTCCGACGGGTCACACTTTGGCCCGTTCACGTTACCGCTCGCGACGTTCCAGTTCCGTGGCGACTGGGTCAATGAGATGCATTACTACGAACTGGATATCGTAGTAGCGCCAGACTTTGGATTGTTCTTGGTGCGGATCGAGCACGATACACCTCCCTTGCCTGCTGTATTTGACCCCCTTGCCGACGACGGCAGCGGCAACCTCCTTTACTTGAAGTTGTTCGGCGAGGGTCCTCGCATCTATGACTTTGGTTTCTTCTTTCCGGGTCAGCCGGGAGCTGGGATCGGTACGGGGGACTATATGGCCGCGCATGCGTTTGCGCGCGACGTTGTGCTGCCCATAAATCTTACGGGTTCAATTGCGCGCCTGCGACTGGCACCATTGGCAGATTTGTCATTCGACGCGCAAAAGAACGGAGTCGATATCGGCACTATTGATTTTGCAGCGGGAGAGACTGAGGGCACGTTTACTTTTGTAGATGCTACTGCATTTGTATCGGGAGATGCATTTGGCGTGCTACCTCCAGCCGCACTTGACGATGATGCACGTTCATTGACTCTAACATTCGTCGGTACTAGAGGCACCCTGTAACATGACCGTCGTATCAAGCTACGATCATATCTTTAGCCGAGGTGTCCGCTCGGGAACAAACGGCAATGGCTTCCTGGTGTCTGTCACGCGGTCTGCGGCTCTGGCGGCCATCGAATTTGCGCCGTGGACCGAAGCCTTTGATGCCTTTGGCTCTGGACCGTTTTACGACAGCGGCGCGACGCTGACCGGTGTTGATCATTTCACGTTCCGCTTTTCTAGTGCGGTTGCCATCACGGGTATACGGTTCTGGGGAGAGGGCGGGGATATCACCGACTTAGGGATGTGGCAACTCAAGGGTTCGAATGACGGGTCTAGCTTCACCAACATAGCGTCGCCGTTCCATTGGAACCAAGTTAACAACGGCATCGGGTCGTTGGATGGTTGCGTATTCGAATTTTCTAACACCGTCGCGTATCTTTATTACCGGCTGTCTTACGTCAGCGGCACCTTTGGCGGCGGACGTCTCTGCACCAAGGTGGACTTAAGAATAGCGCATAGCGATCGCGGGGGCGGGGATCGCTCCTCGACGGTGGTTATATCACGAAGCGGTCTAGCGCCGTCCCCGCAGCCGCTCAGTGACTTGATCGATGGCAAGTACTTCGCTGGTCTTCCTGTTCCCGGTACCGATCAAGTTTCCCTCCTTGCTCCGGCAAATGGAAACTACCTAGAGTTTGACTTCGGCATTCCCGTGTCGATCAGGCGATGGAGGCTCAATAACGACGGGCAGCTTAATCAGAACTACGGAACCTGGAGGTGGCAGGGTTCAGCTAGTGGTTCATCGTTTGCTAATTCGGGAGTAACGTTTACCTTGAACAACACAACCAACACCAAGTGGGATTGGTTGCTCACGACACAGGTTCCTGTCTCCACGGACTTCTTTCGCTATTGGCGTCTGACTAGTAGCGGTGACGCGTCGAACCTGGATGGGCTTTACGAGATCGTGTTTGATCTTGTGGAGGGAGCGGTTGAAGAAAATCCAGTCGCTTGGTTTGAAGACGACACTGAGTTTCTTGCGGCCATCACCTCGGAGTATCCTGAGGAGAATCCGGTCGCTGACTTTATAGACGATAGCATTTTTGATGCCATCATCACGTCAGTCGCTGTTGAAACTTTAGTCGCAGAGTTTGTAGACGACACTCAATTCCTTGCTGCGATTGAAGTGGAGGAGGTACATCTTGTTGCGGAGTTTGTTGATGATGCGACTTTCATTGCGATACCCGAAAATCAAAGAAGTCCCATAGTGCAAACTATAATCATTGTCACTGGAATGTAAGGAGATACCACTGTGAAAGAAAATTACCAAAAAGCGATGGCCATCGAACTCAAGTTTGAGGGTGGCAAGGACGATGATCCGATTGATCCCGGGGGTCGAACAAATCAGGGAGTCACGCAACGCGTCTATACAGCGTGGCGATTGAAGAACGGAAAGCTTGCGCGCGACGTGTTCGTGATGGAGGCCGGCGAGCGTGACGCGATCTATTATCAAAACTACGGTCTCAAGGTTCGGTTTGATGAATTGCCCCCGGGTGTCGATCTGGTGCTGTTGGACGGAGCCATCAACTCGGGCCCTTCGCAATCGATCAAATGGGCGCAGCGTGCATTGAACCTAAATGCCGACGGTGTGCTGGGTGACGTCACGATGCAGCGCATTCAAGATCATCCGGACCACGATAAGCTGATCGAGGGCATCTGCTTTCGTCGCATGGCGTTCTTGCGTGGTCTCAAAACGTTCTATCATTTCGGAGGTGGCTGGACCTCGCGCGTCAGTCAATTGAAGAAGAGTGGTCAAGCGTGGGCCATGGGTACGGTCGGCCCGCCCGTCATATTCGCGCCGAACGGCAACAAGAAGGCGACCATCGTCGACGCAAAGGCACTCCCTTCGACAGCACCCGCGGATGCGACGGCTGCTGGTGGTGGTGTCAGCACTGCGTTGACAACGGCCCAGTCCGTCTTCGAGCCATTGCAGGGACGATCGAATACGATCGACAATATCCTGCTGGGCCTTATGGTCGGAGGTCTGTTGTTGACGGCCTTCGGTTTCGCATACGGCTATTGGGTCCGTCAGAAGAGGAACGAGCTCAATGATGTCCTCGATCTCGAGCCGCAGAAGATGGGTTACGCGGATAACGACAATATCCCCAATGAAGTGTTGGCACAGTATGTCGATCCGAACTTACATGGTTCAGAGACCGGCAACATTGCGCCGGGTAACGTCACGACGTCGGGGCGTACAGCGGGAGACGCCGAAGAACGTGTCAACCCTCCTGCTCCTGTACCTGAGAGCAAAGTAGCTTAACACGACCGGGGTCGCGCGTCCGCGCGCGGCCCCATCATCGGAGAAGCGTCATGCATTATTTTGATTTGCTTTTGGGTTGGGTACCGTTATGGGGTTGGATCGTGATGTGCGTTGTTTTCGCGGCCCCGCTGTTTTATTTCTTCGGTCCGATCATTATCGCATTTTGGAACATGCTGCCGCGAACTGTGCAAGTCGTGCTTGGAGGCATCGGAGCAGTACTCCTCGCGTTCGCAGCCGGCCGATACAAGGGGGCGTCGACGGAACGCGACGAGCAGCGCAGGCGTGAAGCGGGCGCCATCAAAAACAGAGAAGAGGTAGATCGAGATGTTGGAAGCCTTTCTGAGAAGGACACTCGTGATCGTCTCAATCGTTGGAATAGGGATTAGCTTTATATCCTTAGGCGGTTGTGGGTTCGGGTGCGCAGGCTGGCATGAGTTCGAACCCTCTAGCAGAGACGTGCTGACCGATGGTACTGCAAAGCAAATGCTGGCTCATAATGAGTTCGGTGCAAAACAGGGCTGCTGGAAAGCCCGCTAGGGAGAAGGAATGGCATCGGAGTTTGTCGAGGGTCAGATAAAGAGTATGGGTGTGGCGGGGGCCATCATCTCAGTGTTAATGGGAGTGATCGTTATATTGTCGGGTGCGATCCTGGTCATGTACCGACACGCAAATAAAGTTTATGGGTATCGGCTTGCTGAACGCGACACACTCAAAGACGCGTTGAACGATAGCAAGAACGCATTGAAGGAGATGCTAGACGCGACCAAGGACCGCAATGAGATTACCGAAGAACTGGCGGAGTTGATCGCCAAGCAGTCAATCGCGTTCACGTCGTTAGAGCAGACCGTGAACCATCATTACGCGATGCTGAAAGACAACCATGAGCGAATGCATATGGTGATGTCTGCGATCACGGAATCCATCAGGACACTGAGCTCGCACGTCGGCGACGTGCGCAATACGGTTCAGCACATGGGCACCGATATTAAAACCAGTCTTGGTAATGCCATGGGTGTATTTTTGAATGATATTAGGTCGGCGATCGATTATGCGTTGGACGTGGTCAAGAGGAGAGGTAGTAGATGAGTTGGTTCTCGAAGTTTCTGCGGTCCATCGGTGTGCTGTCAGACTTCACGCACGACGACATCTTGAACGCGGAGGCAGAGGACGCTCTCTTGGAGCACAGTAAGGTGGTTCGCGAAATGGAGACTACTACGCGTGTGCGCAAGACCGTCAATGATAAATTGCGCAGAGTACTAGCGGAGGCTCGGGAACGGAGTTCGAGCTTTGGCGATTTTGAGCAGAACATTCGCAGGGAGACTCGCCGTCATGTACGACGTCCTAACTAGCAATCTGATCATTCGTGAATGGTTGAACGGATCGCTGTTCCCGCTATCAGGTAATCTAGCTTTCATCATCATGGTATTTTTGATAGACAGTTTCCGCCAACGAGGCAATGACTCATGGTGGACCATGCCGGGTGTGCCGACGGGGTGTGCGTTGTTTTGGGTCTTCTCCCTCGACATGGTGCGCGCGGTGTGCGTGTGGTATGTGTTGCGCGCGAACAATGACGGGAAGCAGGTCTCGGAATGGGTGCGTGATTTGTCGAATTGGTTTTTGATATTTGCTAGTCTTGGTCTTGTTATCACGATGCTGCGTTGCACCTATCTGTTCACACCCCCGCGATGGGGCAACAGTTATTGGGTCTATTCAGCATTGTCTACGATCGCGTTCTTGTTACTGTCACACTTCTTCCCCTCAATCGGCTAACCAAAGGAGACTACAATGGCTTCCGACCTATCACTGTATTTGGGCAACAAGGTCGCGCGATGGCTGGGCGGCAATGCTATGCCAACAGCACCCACGTCGATCTACACTGCGTTGTTCGACGGCGACCCCAAGGGGGCTGGTGTCGAAGTCACTGGCGATATCGATGCAGGTGGCCGCATTGCTCCGACCTGGACAGTACCCATTTCAGGTACAGACAATGTACTCGAGTCAAGTGCTGACGTCGATTATGGTCTTGCTGACGGGGCTGCCGATATCACGCATGTTGCGATCTTCGATGACGACACCGCGGGCAATCTGTTGAGTTCGAAAGTGTTGGCAGCTCCGATCGCAGCCGTCCTCGGGACACCCATCAAATTCTTGGCAGGAGATCTGAAGTTCACAATCGGGACTTGAGGTCTGCGACCTGACCGGAGGACCACCGGACAGCGGCGCGATATCGGGCTTGCTTTGCTGGCGCGGCGGCCCGAGGTAAAGGCGGGGGTGCAATCCCCGCCTTTACTGTCTCTACCCCCCCACTGGACGATCTTTCCACTTGCGAAATTCAAATCCGCGCGATGGGTGTTCCGCCGTGTACCATATCGACGCGATTTCCAACTTCACTGTCAGTGACGGTGTATATGTTGATCCGTTCCAGGTATGCTGTTGGATCATTTGGTCCGGTGGATAACCAGCGTCGATCAATTGTTTTGCGATCATGAGTAGTGGGTGGATCGTAGGTTTAGTCACGAGCTTTGTTTCAGGGACGGATGCGACAAAAAGCGCCCCGATTTGCCCATGGTGCGAGCACTTGACGTTCGTGCGAATTGTTCCAGTTATCATCGCTACATAGTCCTTTGATCAGGGGCCGCCCCGAGGGGGGCGAGCAAGGGGGGAAAACACGTCATTTGCTCGTCGCAGGGGGCGTGCTACAGCGGTTTTGGAGACAATCGGGGGTCCATGTCGGGGGGCCCCCCAATAACCGCTGTATCGCGCTCCCCTGTCACAGGTCCTTTTTCGCCAGTTGTCACCGCTATGATCGCGTCGGTTATCGCATCCAAAGATTGGCGTTGGGTGATCAAGGGGGGTGCAAACAACAGCATGTTGCCCTGACCATGTATTGTCGCACCATCAGTGTACGTCGAGACCCCGCGTTTGAGCAATTTGGTCTTTACGATCTTGTGCAGGCCGATCCATTCGGGTTCGAGTTGAATGCCGTACAAACAACCTGCACCTGATACGCGCACGACTCCAGGCGCTTTTGCGATCTTTTCAGCTGCAAGTTGCATCTCCCATGCGAGGGATACCCAAACGTGGGACATTTCCTCGTAAAGACCGATGGCTGCGACGACGGCCGCACAGCCGATCGGATGATTTTGATTTGTCGACGTGTGCCACAAGGTCGGAAGGTTTGAAGACACAAGGATATCGCGCATCGAACTCGAACACACGACTGCCGACATGGGGAAGTACCCGCCCGTGATCCCCTTACCGAGGATCACGATATCAGGAGCGCAGTTTAGCATGGAAATTTTTTGATAGGCTTGCCACGCAGTCAGGTACCCCAAACGATAATTGCCTGACAACACTTCGTCATAGATCAAGATCGCTTTGTATTGATTGCAGAGTGATCGAATAGCTGCGAGGTAGGTCGCCGACGGAGGTGCGACGCCGATCGTAGTGCCCCCGATTGTTTCCATGACGACAACGCAACGCCGACCCGTCGTGCGAAACTCGTCATTCAGTATCCGACGCAATGACGCGATCGATGCTTCTCCGGTGCTGTCTTTCCACGGCATGAAAGCATCGAACCGGCCGACGCTTTGTTTAACCCATGATATTGAGTACTCGAGACACATTTTGCGCGGATGATCTCCCAAGGACAGAGCGAAGATCGAATTGCCGTGGTACGAATGTTGACGTCCCACGAACAAGGGTGCCGGCCCATTGGTGCCGTCACGCAGTGCCATGATTTGGACTGCGAGCTTGCAGGCCGCTTCCACCGCCTCCGAACCCCGAATAAAACGTGACACCTCCGTCTTCGAAGCCCGGACCCGACGTGCCCAAGATCAAGTCACCCGCGGCTTCGACGGAGTCCGAGGTCCACTGCGCGCTGTGAGCGTACGGCATCTTCAATAACTGATCGCTCATAGCAGTTTTGATTTCCGTGCAATTGTGGCCGAGACCCGTGACCCCGGCACCGCTCGACATGTCATAGACAAGTTCAAACCCCGTTTCGTCGGGAACAGGAGCGTGAACGAAGGTGATGCCCGTCGACGCGCGGGCGTGCGGGGGTGGGCTGTTTACCGATCGATGCAAAATTGACGACATTATTTTCTCCTCGATTTAATGGCCGCCTTGATCCAGGGACCGGCTTCGGTGGGTAGGAAACGTATTGTGGGACGTGCGGTTCCGTTGATGACGATGCATGGGCAGCCGCGATCACGCCACGCATGGACCGTCATTACTGTTGTCTTGAACCTTGCGCAGACGTCCTGCACGGTCCAGGTTTTGTTGATTGTGGACTGCAAGTCTTTGGATGTGACTACTTTGCTTGATTGCATTGCCAAGTGCCTCCTTTGCACGTAAACACATACTGCCTGAAAATGACGGCAGTATGATTGTGATACAAAGGCAGCACTCGCACACGTCGCAAACAGCACAGAGCCTTTGCCATCGGTTAGCCCGTCAATCGGGATCAAGAGTCCGTTCGCTACAAGAATGATGCCACGGGGTCCTCTGATAACAAAAACGCGACCTCATTGTCTTGATGACCTTGAGTGATCGCCTTGGAGTATTTGAGTCCCACCGCTTGTCCCGGTGACACGCTTGGTACTCCTCGACAAAAGCAGTACCAATGGGGCCAGCGTCAACACTGCAGGAGCGAGTCTCTCCTGACGCCATCGTAAAATGACTACACCCGACGTGACGGTTTGATATCGCAGTCGCTTGCAAGCTCCCAGTCTAATCAGGCTGGGGGCCTTGCACCCTCAGATCAAGTTTGATGGAACCCTTATTCAACGAAATCTGATAACTACCCGGTAGTACTATCAATACAGGGGTTTGAAACGTCGATTTGATCAGGGCAGTACGAATGTATATGATTTGACGGTGCTTAAAACGGAGAACGGAGAACTGAAAACATGACGCTGATTGAAGTTGGGTCGGACGGGGACGTTCCTCGGGCGACCTCCCCCAAGCGAGTTAGACGCAAGTTGCCCGACGTGACCGGCTGCAAACACTGCGGTCTGGTTATTTTCGAGCATCATCGCACTAACCGTCGCAAATACCATGCTGAGTGCAAAGTCATTGTCGATCGGGCTTCCAATTTGCGATCGCAACAGCGACGACGCGCACGACAAGGTCGCATTTCACCATCACTACAGAGGAGTCTAGGGCTGTGAGAAACTCAAGAATTCACTATGTGCGCAAGTTCAAAATCGGAAATGTATTCTTGGAATGCGGTCGTCGCGCGCATTCGATCTATAATTGTGACTCGACACGACCCGGGACTGTCCGCGAACTGGAGGGCACTCAAGGGACACTGCATGCATCCAGTCATATGAACCTGGTGACATGTGTCGCCTGCAAACTGAGGAAACTGCCATGACGACTCACAACAATACGACTCACTACGTGCTGATCAACGAGTCAGCCGTGTTCACGAAAGAAGCTGCGTTCTTCAAATCGCAAGGGGGGTTGACCGAGGAGTGGGGTCAGACGTGGATTCCCGTCAAGGCAATTTCGTTATACGACGCACGGGCGCAGGCCATCAACCTGCGACGCGCGCACTGGCCGAAATGCCACAAGACCATGGGGGAGTTCAAAGGTGACAAGCCGGAGGACTATTGGCCTGAAGCGAAAGGGCAGTGACATGCACCCGACGTTCATTACCGACCTCGCTCGCGTGTGTCTCGCGGCTGAGCTATCGACGCGTCATGAGTTCAGGGGGTATGCTGCCAGCGATCCCCAACTGTTGCGCATTGCAGCTTTTTGGATGACCACGCATGACACTATGACTCAGCGTGCAGCAGTCGACGATGCCTATCGCATGGCATGGTCTATATATCGTCATATTCAACCCAAACTACTGGACCTATGCGACGTCACCGCACAACACGCGCTCGAGGAGCCAAACCATTTCTTGAGTACTGAAGTGCGTGAGAAGCTGATCGGCAAAGTGTTCCCTGATGACTCTCCAAAGAAAGGACCCCTTCGTTTTGTCCCCGACAAATGAACGCATACACTTTCGCTTCATCGTGTGCCCGGAGTGCCAACATAATTTGTGCTGGGTGAACCCACGTTTGCCGTCATACTGCCCCGAATGCGGCAAGCATATTTACGCAACTGTTCGGGGGTGTATCCATATCGACGATGACAAAGCAACCTTGAGGTACTTATCATGATTGTGCCGACATGATCACCAATGCAACATTGGACGCGAGACTGCAGGGCATGCGAAACCTCGAGCGCATGTTTGTTCGTGTGGACTTGATAGACTTTAACGAGGGTCAGCAAGCATACCTGCGATATCACGCGGTCATGCATTCGATCGCGTTGCACTATAAGTTCCCGATCGAGCGCGTGGTCGCGACGTTTGCATCCCTGTCCCCTAACTCCGACTACAAGGGCAACCTGCGTTCGACCGTTTCTGTATTGGACGGTTTGAACAATGATGTCCCGTGCAATCAGATCGTGGTCTCGACGTACAAGCATTGTCGAGACCGAGCTTACCGCTACGCTCGCGGTGACCATGACTTCCTAAAAAAGACCAAGGGTCCCAAGATCAAAAACTTTTATCATAATCTTGTGGACCCCCTCGACAACCGATGGGTGACAATCGACGGTCATATGGTCGGGTGCTGGCGTGACTCAAATAGCACGATGAAACAACTATTGATCAAGCCGCACGAGTACCGAGAGATCGCAGACGCGATCAAGATACTTGCGTTCAAGCATCAAATGCTGCCCAACCAAATGCAGGCAGTGCTATGGTTTGCGCGCAAGCGTACACTGAATATCAAGTACGATCCGCAGGGGTCTTTGTTTGCGGAGCGTGGAGATATGTGGAACACTCTGATCCACATTGACGATATCAAGCCCTACCCGAGGACAATGGGATGACAGTCCAGCAGGACTTTCACAACTTTATGTTGACGCACCGCGCGAACCACAGCAGCTGCTCGGTAGACGAGCTTAAACATGCGTTCGAGTGTGGTTGGGAATTGGGTTATGAAGAACACGTCAAGGAGTCTGGCGTCACCACGATCATACTCCTTTGTGGTTTACTGTTTCTCTTGATAGGAGCCGTGTTGATATGAACAACCTTCCAGATCTACACCATCCAAATTTACAAAAAGACTTTGAGGCATACATCAAAGATGCGTGGCCTGAACTAGTCGTGGGTCTCGCCGCCCACCAAAAGTATTTAGACTTGTTAAAGGAGGTCTACACCGAAGCCTGGAAGGCGGGCTTCGATACTGCTGATTGTGCAGCCCCTTACTCGGGTGAGGATGGAGAATGATCACAGCCTATTGCGACGGTTCATGCCCGAGACCGCACAAGCATGGTGGTTGGGCGTATGTCATACTGCACGATTACGAGACGCCAGTCTATATTGACAAAGGAGGGGTCAACGTCGCGACCAACAACACGATGGAGTTGCAAGCTGCCATCGAATGCATGAAAGGTCTGATACACCTCGAACTGCAGCAAGAAGCTTGCACGATCTGGACTGACTCAATGTACGTCGTCAATGGCATGCAGCATCATCGTCATGTCTGGGCTGAAACGAATTGGGTCAGCAGCAGTAATGGCGGCATGCCGATCAAGAACCCCGAACAATGGAAGGAGCTTCATGAGTTAGCAAAACAGTTCAAGTCCCTGCGGTTCAATCATGTCAAGGGGCATGCAGGGCACTACTGGAATGAAAGAGTCGATGGGCTCGCGGGCAGTGCCATGCGGGCCGCACGACGCGCGTAGTATGTTTTAACAGAGAACGGAGAACTACAAATGGCAATCGGATTTACAGGCGAAGCCGTGCAGCAGATCGAGGCTGACTTGCACGCTGCGACAATCGAGAATGAGTCCCTGCGACGCACGAATGCATTACAGGAGATGGAGCTCGCACATTTGCGCGCGCAGAACGTCAAGCTGCGGGCGGATTGCAATACCGAAATGATCAGGTGTGCAGAGATGCGCACGATCATGGAACAGGTATCGGCAGGGCTTGTGTCGGGTCTGCAACGCATGAACTTCACGCGACGTCAGCGCCAAGAACGCGAGTTAGGTGTGAACAATGAAGACGATCGGTCTCCTTACCACAATCGCAAGCCCGAGTTTGACGCGATCAGTAACATGCTCGTCGAGGGAGATAATCAAAACGCGGAGCGGCTTGCACAACGCAATGAGGTATTGGAGGAGCGGTCACGCGAAGTCGCTCCTGTCGTGCCCATGCGCACGCGAAGCCTCGATCTGGAGTCCAAGCTTCGTACCGATATCGTTGATATGAGACTGCCACGTGTCGATTTGCCCGGTCAGTCTGATGACGACAATCTGCGGAAGATGTTTGACACACTGCAAACGCAAAACAGGAGGTGACTTGTGCTTGATAAACAACCAAGCGATAATCAGGAAATTGTTGCGCGCATTTTTGCACAGAATGCAGGTGATGATGAGCAGATCGAAATTGCTCTATTGCGTGAAGCGAAGCGTAACAGCAGCTTAGCGCAGGAGTTTATACTTCTTGGTGTCAAACAAACTATCAGGTCTTATTACTCATTCGAACGTTCAACAGCTAGTCGTGCATTACCTGATCCTGCAGAACGAGAACGACGTGCTCAAGCACGGGAAGACTTACGTTCTCATTTTTGGGATCGTTACTCCTTGTTCGGGCATATGTCATTGAAGGACGCACGTGCAGAAGACTTGAGAGAGAGTGCTGCGAAGCGTAAGCAAATGGCGTCAACGAATATGCGGCGTGCTAGGTTTGAGTTGGCAGTTGCCAGTCGCATGGGAGAGTCAAAGAGAACAGTTGGGTCATTCTTTGATGGAGCTACAATCGACAAGTTAGCGGAGCAGTATAATGCGGGGTAAAATATATCCAAGAAACTCAGAGGGTTTAACTGATGCTATTTTTGATGCATTAGAGTTATTGCGTGACGGCGCAATGACGCACCAAGAAGCATCAGCTTATGCGCAACTTGCCAATGCTGAACTTCAAAATGTAGCAATGGCGCAACGCGCACAGTCTCAATCCTTGGAACATGATCGGCGCGCAATCGGAGGTCATAGGGATGACTAGATGTGCATTATGTGCAGGGGATATAGATCGTAGTTTTCCAACTGAGTTGCGAAATCCATTTCGAGGTGTTGATAAAAGATGCCAACTTAGTGCAATTTTGGAGCATAACTACGCTGACAGTCTCGATGTGCTTCGACGAGTCTGCATGGTGTGTATTGCAGAAACGTGGCGAGTGTCACGTGCGATGCCAGAATGGGCTAAGTCGTCATTGCGTTTGAGTATTTGCTGGATGGCTTGCCAAAAGTTACAGAGAAAACCGTTTTGGTCAAAACGAAAGCGGTTTGAGACGCGTAGTCACAAAAACTGGATTGATGGGTACCTCAATTGCTCCACTTCACGTCAACGCGAAGCTGAGATGATCTATATAATTAACTGCATGTATTATAAAAGTCACGCTGCTGCAAAGCATGCCCGCAAACGTTTTGGCATACGAGGGAGTGTGGTTCGTTTTAAAATGGGGTGGAGTACCGCCAGAAGTAATTACTCGACTAAACCGATAAGGTACCCAAGTGACCTTGATCAAGTTTTGCTGGGAGATACTCCAAGAGCACGAAGTTTGGTTCGTGGTTCTTTACTTGATGTCCCATTAGACCTACGGTTGCGTAGATACAAAATGCGTAAAGTGCGAAAAGAGAAACCTTGGAGGGAGTTATATGGGCATACCAGATTTAAGTTCAAACCAAACTTACCTTGAGGGGACGATCATGAATGACTCAATCCCAGCCACTGTTAGCGAGGCGCAGTACCGACTGCACTTAACGTGGCACCAAGTCGAAAGCTTGGTCGACAATATCAAGGTCGATCTTGACCACGTCAAAACGATCACCGCGGTATCCCGCGGCGGTCTGATACCTGCGGCGATCCTCGCGCACCGTCATGGCATCAGAGTTGTTGAACTCATTCACGCGAGGAGTTACGACGACTCCAACAAGCGCGGAGAATTGTTCGTGCATTATCAGCCATTGGTCTTGAGCGAACCGACCCTGATCATTGATGACATCTGCGATAGTGGGAATACGTTTCGTGCGATCAAGACGCACGTCACGGGGCAGGTCTACACAATGGCTGCGCTCGTCGCAAAGGACGGGTGTGGCATGCTCGAGGAGTTTCAATACGGCGTTGAAGTGCCGTCAAACATATGGGTGGTGTTTCCATGGGAGTAAAGGGTATGGAATTGCTTGATCGCTACAAACAATTGACGCTGGAGCAAAAACTGGCGTTGTTCATTACTGGGCCTGTTGACCCAGTGCCGGCAGACAGTCGGTGGGAGCTAGAGGAGATGCAAATGCAGCACTTCTGGCATACTCTCAGTCCGGATGAGCGTGTAGATGCGTTGCGACGCGCGAAGGCGATGGTTGCAATGGTGAGTCGTGACATGGGTCGCCCAGTACTGCAGGAGTGGGCGATGCAATGCAGTCTCATGCAGCAGTCGGTGTTGATGGGTATCGTTCGTGGTCCCGACGACACACCCAAATATCATCCCGTGAAGCCAGTACTTCGTTGGTACAGGCGCTGTCTCCTGTTATCGGCACTCGATGGTCAGGTGATTACCGATCCTTACGATTTGCGCGGGGGGTCGTTTACTGGACCGTCATTGTCTTTGACAAACCCCATGCTCAATGACTGGAAGAAAGAGATGTGGGCAAAGGTTGATGACTTCATGCAGCATATGGATCAGTACCCGATCCATTTCTGGTTACACATGATGCATGCGATTGAGATCATGGGCTACCATCATTCCGACCTCGACATTCGGGAGTGGTGGAATGCTTTGTATCAGCGCATGGTTCATGCGATGCATGTTTTTCCCGAGTCTCAGGAACAGTTAGATAAGCGACTGGGCGATACAAGAGAGGGTTGGGTTGAACGCTCTGACCCTGCGGTGACGAAGTGAGTGGCGATCAAAAAGATCCGTGGTGGATAAAGCTCATAGTCATGGGTTTGATCGCGGGCATTGTCGTGGTGCCAGTCATTGCGATTTGGACAGAAGAGTTTTGGCTTCTGACCATCACGGCAGTTTGTTTCCTGATCGTATATGCTGGGTGACATGATCTATATTCTTGCGACTACGGGGTCCATGCTGTTCGCGACGTATGGACCCTTTTCAATGACAATGCGCGAGTGCAATGCCCACGTCGAATTGTGGGTCAAGCTGTACCAAGCCTATCCTCCTATCGGCAAGAGGGTCGGCAATACTTATCAATGCGTCAATTATCAAATCAAGAAGAGGGGTAAAGTATGATCACGTATTCTCCGCAAGTGACTAAAAAAGCAAACTTGTATATCGACAAATTGCGCGATCGTTGGATGGACAAGCCGGAGCGTTGGGATACCGAGGCACTGCGCACAACATTGTGCGAACTGATCTACTCGTGCTGCGGTGACTGCGTGCCGTATGAGGGGGAACCAAAATTCGTACTCCTAGGTCGTGACCCACAAGCACCCGACCTGATCTTGGAGTGGGCCGAAACGAGACTGGCGATCGAACCAACAGCAACGGAGAAGTGTGAGTCAGCTCGATTGCGCGCGAACGAGATGCTGTTTTGGAAATCGCACGTCATGACGCTCGGTCTCGATTATGAAGCGTACCTTGAGCATCTCAACTCCCGCACGTCGCGCGTCAAGTGGGTGGTCACGAACAGTGAGGGGGACAAGTTCGGTATTTGGGACGGGGGTCCGACGTGGTCCAAGAACATCGATCAGGCTTTGAAGTTCGCAGACCGCGAGTCCGCAGAGAAGTACTGCGCTGATGATGAAGACGCGTGGCGCGTCGTCGCGATCCCTGATCACACTCCCTTGACTGATGCACAACGCAAGACCGCAGCCGATGCAATCGCGGAGTATGTCGCGGAGTCGATCAAAACGATGCCCAAAGAACTGCGACGTGTCGCTGACACATTCCCCGACAATCACTGGGATCGCAACGTGCTCATGTTCATGGCTGATTTGGTAGACCCTCCCGTCAACAGAGTGCTCAATTCACGGGAGCAAATTGCAGAAGCAATCGCTGACGTGGCCGATGCCGTTCTTACGCTCTCCATACCCGAGGACGGTCCCAAAATGGTGTTGGTCGATGATACGGATCCTGTGATGGTGCTGCAGTTGTTTCGGGAGTTCGTCACGCGCAACGCGACGCAGTGGGTCATGGGTGCCGGGGATCATCATCACCCAATGTGGGAACTGGTCGCGACTGCGATCGAAAACGGGTCGGAGATACTGCCCGAGGCCGACCTGCATCGGGGCACTGCATACGCCTTCATCCAGCCGACAAACCGCAAGCCATGGTCTGAATTTGCGCAATCGCAGGAGCTCGATAACGGGGCAGTATGATTTGATATAAACGCGAACCCACGGGGAAACGAATGTCAGATCCCACTGTTGATGAAATGAAGCACGCGATGGCTGAGCAACTCCTTGCTGAACGTCGCGCGCAATACATGCAAGACCGAACCGAAGCGCTTGTCAACCTGACGGCCAAAGGTTGGAAAGTGTTTTGCCTTCGTTGGAATTTACCTCCTCCACCTAAAGGATGGTCAGACCTTAGCGCGATGCTGGGTGCCATGCATAAGATCAGACTCCTTATGCCGGAGATCCCACCTGAAGAAAAATTGCGATCGGCTCAGTACTGCGTGTCGCACTTCATACAGCTGCCGCCCGGGCAGAAACTCAAGGATGGTGTTTTGACCGGGGCAACTTATGCTGTGGAACCCACACTCCCCGATTGATGTACTAGACCCGAACGAACTAGACTACCCCGACCAATATGAGCACCGCATCTACGGTAGTGCTGACTTGGAAATTTACGCGATCGTTGACTGGGTAGACTATTTGTATTTCAGTCGATGGCGTTGGTCGGTGCATTGCACACGTGGTAAGAAGAAGCTTTACCTGCGACGTGCGACCAACGAAATGATAGCACCCAGCAATGGGTGGTATACGAACCCCGAGACTGGGCGCTACGTTCGCAATCGGCCGCGCGTGCAACGTAACCTGTTTCTGCATCAAGCGATCATGGAGCGTACGGGCATACCCAAACCAACACCTTCTCACAAGCTTGTCGATCATGGGGACCGCGACACGATGAACTGCAGACGTAATAATTTGAATTGGGCAACCACCACGATGAACCGCCACAACGAGTTAGTATACATCGAGAAGCACAGCAGTATGATTTAACATGCGACAAGAACTACAAACGATCCTCACCCTCGTCCCCAAGCTCACACCCGCAGAGTGTGCGCAGGTGGCTTCTGCCATGAAGGCCGCAGGAGTGCTGGGCCCCGTCAAGGCCGTTGCGGACGAGGGGACCAGTGACGAATTATGGGTTCTGCAATCGATCACCAAATGGATGCAGGATCGCGCTTTCGATCTGTCGGGTATAGAGCAGTTGAAAAAGACCGCAGGGTACAAATCGTTTCGGGAGAAAGTGCCGCCAGTCGTGTCTTACATCAGGCGCATCGGTAAGGATCGAAACACCCAACGCGCGTTTTTAAATATCGGGATTGAACTCCTGCATGAAGACCTGATCACCATCACCATCGCTGCGACGTCGCGAACGATGATGCTTCACAGTCACCGCATTCCCGCGGTACTCAACCGTGCGTTCCCCGGGTACTTGCAAGCCGGGTTAATGCACATGATCCTAAGGAAGAGATGATATGGTTAACGCAATAGCAGATGTTCAAATTATCGATGACCCGGCCGAGATCAAAAAAGCAGACTCGCCAAAGGGCAAAGCGTTCTTGCGCATCAAGCTTGACGATGGCACTGTCGTCGACATGACTTTGACTCTTGCGGAGATGATCGGCGGAGTCGGCAAGGGAGCGCAGTTGCGTTTCGGTTACGTCGCGCAAACAAAAGGGCACTGACATGTTCGGTAAGAACGAAATTACAAAACCATTCACGCATGAGGATGGCAGACTGCTGGTCAACGAGTTGTTCTACACAATACAGGGTGAGGGTCCCGACGCGGGTCGCCCTGCGATATTCCTGCGATTGTCGAAGTGCAACCTGCGGTGCTACTTTTGCGACACGCAGTTCGAAAAGGGAGAATGGATAACGGCACACTCGCTTATGGATCGGATTGGGCGCATGAGTGTGATCAATGGGTGCCCACTTGTCGTGATCACGGGGGGCGAACCGCTCCTGCAAAACATCGTGCCATTGACCAGGTCATTGAACGAATGCGGGATATCAGTGTCGGTCGAGACTGCGGGCACCACGTACTACCCTGAACTTGTCGACGTGTTTTCGCCGGTGCGGGCGATCGCGGGTAACCTGATCGTGTGCAGTCCCAAGACTGGCAAAGTCAATTCTGATATTGAACCGCTGGTCGGAGCGTGGAAGTACATCATCAAGAGCGGGCATACGTCGGTGTTGGGGATACCCGACAAATCGACTCAATTGCCTGGTCAGGACGCTGCGATCTTCCTGCCGCGTGATCGCACGGTGCCGATATACGTGCAGGCGATGGATGAGTATGACGATGTGCTCAATGCAGGTAACCTGATCGAGGCCGCCGCCATCGCAATGAAGCATGGCTATCGGTTGTCGGTTCAGATACACAAGTTGGCGGACCTGCGCTGATGGCTATCGAGCGTCTGAACTCCACACTGCAGGAAAACTTGATCACACTGCTCGGTTATAGTGAGACGGGTAAGATCGTCGCGAACATGCTTGACACTAATCTGATGGAAGGTGATTACCGCCTGATCGCGGAGCGGTGTATTGACTACTGGCATCAATACAGTAAGTTCCCGGGAGATCACACCGCCGATCTCATGGCCGACATACTCGACGACAAGCACAACCGACGCACGAAGTCAGTTGCCCGCATACTCCGTCAAATGGTCCAGCTTGCCGATACGGTCAATACTGAATACGTGATGACGCAGTTGCGCATGTTCAGTCGAATGCAGAGGTTCAAGTCTGCGATCATTGAGTCGGCGGAGAAGATCAATTCGAACCAGCACATGGCAATCGAGGAGATCGAAGATATTTGGCATGGGTTGCTGCGTCACAACGAACGCGACTTCGACGCGGGTATGAAGCTCAATGAATATGCCCGCGTGCTTGCGAAGCTTGACCAGAAGGCGACTGAGTTCTCGTCGGGTGTTGAAGAATTAGATGCGCGCGGTGTGGTGCCAATGCGCGGTGCCATGTACCTGTTGCTGGGTGCTGCGGGCCGCGGTAAGACATGGGGGCTGGTTCATATCGGCAAGCACGCGATCACTGATCGCAAAAAAGTCGTCCACATCTCTTGCGAAATGGACGAGGAAGATGTGGGTCTGCGCTACTACATGAGTCTGTTCTCAGTACCGAAACGACTCGCTCCTGTTGAAATAACGACCATGACCATTGACCAAGAGAATCATTTAGAGGAGTTGGTGCGCAAGAAATTCAAACCCGCGTTTGCGTTTGATGAAAGCGCGATTGATGAAGAGTTGCGTTCGTACTCCGAGGCGTTCGGCAAGCGTTTTGATAACTTGCGCATCAAGCGTTACCCCCCGGGTCAATTGACCATTGGGATGATTGAAGCGTACCTTGATACTCTGGAGCAGGTCGAGGGCTTTATCCCGGACATGTTGATCGTCGATTACCCGGGCATCATGAAACTAGACCCAAAGAACATTCGTGGGAGTCTAGGGTATCTCGTGATGGAACTGCGTGGCCTGTTCGTGCGCCGCAATGTTGCGGGTGTCGTCGCGCATCAAGGGTCTAAGGAAGGGGAGAAGGCTGTAATGATGAAAGCAACGCATGTCGCAGAAGATTGGTCTGTCGTCGGTACTGCCGACGTCATTGTGACGTACTCCTGCACAGAGCGAGAGTTCAGATATGGGCTTGCGCGTTTGTTCGTTGCAAAGGCGCGATCGGAGGAGGATCGGTTCGCACTCCTGATCACGCAGTCATATAAAATCGGGCAATGGTGCTTGGAGTCTCATTTCCTCGACAAGGGCTATCGCACGATGCTTGATGACTTCACGGCCGACGACGTGGACGCTGATGACGATGACGACTCCGAGGAGTCATAGGGCAAAAAAAGACCCCCGCAACGTGCGGGGGCTGTTAACTCAGTCTGGCGCTATGTCGTTTTTAAGCGCGGGCTTCGGTTGCCGTCGAGGGAGTCGCGCGTTCACGCTTCACAGGCTTCTTCGCACGTTTCGGTGCGGCGGCTTTCTTCACAACCTTCTTCGACGGTGCAGCTGCCTTGACGGCCTTTTTCGTGGCCTTGGCTTTCTTGACCTTGCCGGATTTCCACGACGAGATCCACGTGCGGGCCGTCGCTTCTTGCAGATCGAAACTCACTGCCTTTTTGATTGCGGCGTCCTTGCCTTTCGTATCGAATACGCGATGCACCTCACCCTTGGGAGAGCCCGCGCGATGGTCCTTATATGCTTCTTTCGTCATGACCTCAGTCCTTCTGTTTTGCAGTTATCGGAACTGAATGTTCCGAGCCGTCATATTAGACCCCTGATCAGGAGTTGCAAGGTTAAGGTTTTCTGTGTCGTTTGGCCGACATACTGTACCCATGTCGACGAGTTGTCATAACCATGCTGAGCCCCCGCGCGATCAAAGCATTTGTTAAACGACCTCGAAAGGATTGGTCGACGTGGAAGCACATCTCGGATGCCGAGCTTGAACGTCGCGCAGATAATCTGCCAGTGTTTCCCCCGATATGGGACCCCCTGAAGAAGCATCAAAAGACTTGTGTCGTGATCGGAGCGCGCAAGCGTCGTTTCGCATTCTTCAACGATACGGGCACTGGCAAGACTTACCTGTGCCTCGCGCTGATGGATTACTTCGATGAAGTTCAGGTGGCGGAGCAAAACCTCGTATTGGTGCCCAACATTTTGAACAAGTGGGAATGGCTGGACGAGGGGTTCAAGAAGCATGCTCCACACTTAAAGGCTGTCGTACTGACTGGGTCATCGAAACACAAATGGCAACAGATCGAGGACAACCCCGACGCCAACGCATTCGTGGAAACCTATGCGGGCTTTGTTCGCATGCTGTGTCAATTGAAGTCGGTCAAAAAGAAAGGCAAGCCTGCGAAGAATAAATTGGTTCCAGATAAGAAGCTGGTCAGACGTATGGTCGATTTGTTCAAGGGAGTGTACTGCGACGAGTCAACGTTCCTGAAGAACCGCGCGAAGCTCCCATTCCGACTCGTCAATCAATTGAGCAAGACCGCAGAAACGTTTTTCATTTTGACTGCGACGCCGTTCGGTCGCAATGCCGAGGACTTGTGGTCGCAAATGATGCTCGTCGATCGTGGCGAGACTCTGGGCGAGACGCTTGGTCTATTCAGGGGAGCGTTCTATGACGCGAAGCCAAATTATTGGGGCGGGTTTGAATACAAGTTCAAGAAGGATGGCAAGAAGCTGTTGTCGCATTTCTTAGACCATGGTTCGATCACATACCCCGCCGACGAAGCGGACTTGCCCAAGGTCTCGCGGATCCCACGTCACGTCTCCCTAGGCGAGACTGCGGAGGCGTACTACGAACGCGCAAAAGAACAGATCATGGCTGCGCAAGGTAACTACAGTGAGATGAAAAACGCGTTCATGCGAATGCGTCAAATCAGTTCTGGGTTCATCGGCTATCGCGATGACGAAACGGGTCTCAAGGCAAAGTTCTCATTCGACACAAACCCCAAGCTCGAACTCCTTGAGACAGTCATGTTGGAGATTGACCCTAAGTACAAGGTGATCGTGTTTCACGAGTTCCAATACAGTGCGAAGGTGATCTCCGAGATGCTCGGGGATATTGGCATTGGTCATGTCAACATTTATGGCGACGTCAAGGACCCGCGTGGTCTGCGCAATCAATGGCGCGACAATCCGAAGAAGCAAGTGTTGGTCTTGTCGAACTCGTCGGGGGGCTACGGGCTTAACTTGCAGGCTGCGAAGTATGGGATCTATTACGAGTCACCGGTCGGTGCAATCTTGCGCAAGCAAACTGAAAAGCGTTTCGATCGCCAGTACTCCCTGCACAAAAAGATTTTCATGCTTGACTTGATCGTTCGCGGCACCGCTGATCAATCGATCTTAGACTTTCACGCTGAGGGTCGCTCCTTGTGGAAGGCGATATTGAACACGGGCCCGCAGTCGGTCTTTGATTGACGCGCGCATATGGTAGTTATGTGCGATAACCAGTTTGATCGATATCGTTCAAATTGTACATAATTGACGTCGAACGGATCCCAAAAGCCCTTGCAACAGTGGGGCCTTTTTTCCACAGCCTCCAATTTGACAACTGTAGCAGGGGTTACTATTATACAGGGGTTATCGATTGTACGTTATGGGACCCCCCGTCGTGATGACGCGATACTCCCCCGACATTCGATGAAAGGGACCGATCCGAGGCCTCGCGATGAAATGCGCGAAACAAACTCCTCGCATGATTGCAGCCCTTCACACGGACGAACGCGCAAGTGCCCATCGTGGCCGACGCAGCGCAAGACTCCCGGTGCATGATCGCCGCAAGGGCAAAAGTATTCGATGGTCAATACATCGATTTGGTTCCTGCGAGCGGCCGGAGCGTGGAGCTTGTGTAGACTCCCGACGAGGCGCGATCCATGTCATATGTTTTCTCCGAATAAAATTGCCCAAACCCATGTTGCGGGCTAGCGTGAATTGACACGCAACGTCGAAACCCCCTCACCGCGCTAACGTAATGCACCGAGGGGGTCAACGTCGATCGGCTATCGACGTTCTGATGATGACAAGCCAAGGGAAAACGATAATGTTCCTTATTGAGGTGTTTGATAAAATGTCCGAGCTCGAATTAAATCGGCTTGAGAAGCACCCAACAGCCAACAGCGAAGCGCACAAAGTTGGTAAGCGACGATATGAAGTGATCACCAACGATCTTCAGGAGCTGATCACATTAGTACCATCGTTGTGCGAAGGCAAGAGAGTCGAAACGGCCTAAGGGCCGTCAACGTCGATTGGTCCCGACGTTCTGATGATGATAGACCAAACACAATGGAGAATGACAATGAGCGAATTGAATACGATTGCTGAACTGTTGAAACATCGGCACGCTCCCTTTAACGGGTTGACGATTGAAAACGTTTCGAAGTTAGGACGAGTTACTGTCGTGCACTACGTCGTCGAAACGAACGCGTTTACTCATTACCGCGTTGCGATTGTGAACGGTGATCATGTTGAGTCCGACATGATTGCCGATCAAGAATAGTCGAAACTCCCTAACAAGGGAGTCTTGAACGATTGGTCCCGTTCAACTGATGATGACAGACCGAGGAGTTACGAACATGCAGTTTGAAATATGGATGGTGCCTGCGGCAGTCTGTTTGCTTGCTATAGGCTATTACTTTTGGATGTTGAAAACGCGCATTGAAAAAGTGCGGTACGATCGCATCATGAACATTGGGCGATAAGTCGAAACGGGCGCGAGCCCGTCTGACGCGATTGGTCCCGCGTCACTGATGATGACAGACCACAATGGAGAATGAACATGACACCGATTGAACGATTTAAGATCCTTTTGGAGAAAGAGGCTAACAGCTCGAACTCGAAGGAGGCTAAGCGAGCTCGATTAGCTTTGAAAAGTCGTCAATTCAAGTCACTACGTCGATCGTTGCTTACACCATCTCGTTCTGATATCGGCAAACCCGTTCAATATGTCCCCGAACATCTCGAGGGTGTATTGGTCGACGTTTACGGCATCTTCGCAAAATTTAAATTCAAGCCCAAGGGGCGCGGTAAGAGCTTGTACGCTGAAACCGACGTGCGCAACTTGAAGCTGATCAAATCGAAATAAGTCGAAACTCCCTACCAAGGGAGTCTTGCATGATTGGTCCCATGCAACTGATGATGACAGACCGAACATGGAGAACTGACATGACAAAGATTTATCACACCCTACTCTCGCGTACGCCCGGTGAATTGTTCGCCATCGAGTTTGGCGATTTTGACAAATCGGTCGTTTTGCAGGAGCACGTTTATTTGAAGGAGTCGGGTTCGACGCCTCCCAAAACAACGTTCAAGGTGATCTCGTCGAAGTCTGATCAGCCATCGATCAAAGCGGCGGTTGAGTTCGAAAATGAAAAGATCAAAGCAAAAGTGCTGACTGAGGCGCTAGTCGCGTCGATCAAAAAGCACCACGGTGACGAACGATCGCAACGTGCGCGCCATCAAGAAGCGATGGCACGTTTCCCGAAAGCGAAGTAACTGTCGAAACCCCCTGCGGGGGGTCTGCCACAATTGGTCCCGTGGCACTGATGATGACAGACCTTTAGGAGATTAAAATGATGGAGTACTTGTTACTTGCTGTCATGAACGCACATCCTCGACAAGAGGTGGCGATTTTGCAGGCGACATTGATACCCACGACTGGGTGGCTGGTAATTTATGAGGCCGGCGACGAAGTGCGTTGTGGGTTCGTTATGGAGCAAAAGGCTAGTGTGGCGTTTGAATGGTCGCACAAATTGCGAAGCATCACGCGTCGAGCTAACCGAACGTTCCGAAAACAAAAAGCCAAGTCTTAAACGGTCGAAACTCCCTAACAAGGGAGTCTTGAACGATTGGTCCCGTTCAACTGATGATGACAGACCAAAATGGAGAATGACAATGATTGAGAACCACTATGAACTGAACCTCGCGCTTGATGGTAGGCATTATGCGCGGGTCAGTTTCAGCCCGTCACTGTCGAGGGAAGACGCAAAGGTGCGCAGTTGCGTTATTGCGGAGGCCCTGCAAGCCGGCAACACTCAGGGGCGTTGGTCGTTTGACTTGACGTTCGTTGAATGCGTCGGGCGGTCGGTGACGTTCTGATGGCACGTAAGCGAGCTCTATCGACTGCGGAGTTGTCAGACAGCTTCTCAAGCCCTGATGGCTTGATCAAGTACGAGGAGTGGGAGGAGCGAGTGTTCCGAGCCTCGATACGATACAGTACCAACGTCCCCCTAGGTCGGGGGCGTGTCGAGACGAAATGGTGGCCAACGTATCCTGAGGCCATGCTGATTGCGATGCACACTCCACGCGCGATATTGTATTGTTCGACACAAAGCGGTCGGTCAGTCTGCATCGCGCGCAAGGATTACGAAAAGTACTTGAAGCTCTACAATAAACTAACGAGGCAATCACTGCGAATGCCCCGTGACCCCCTCAAGCTGCGCGCGAAGCGTGAAAGGATACGATTGTGAAATGGGAGGTGAGCACTCCTGATGACTTCAAGCCGATCTTCGGTGAAAGTCTCCATACTGTTTTTCGCGGCGTCCACGTTGTTATGACCTGGGACGACACATCTAATCAGTATGTCGTGCAAGAGTCAAAAACTCGTAAGGTAATCGCAGCTGCACGTCGCAAAGGCGAATGTTATAAGCAGATGAGATCGAAGTAAAAAAGTCGAAACTCCCTACCAAGGGAGTCTTGCATGATTGGTCCCATGCAACTGATGATGACAGACCACGAAAGAGAAAACGAAATGTCAAAAGCACCAAGAGCTGGTTCAAGCAAGGCCGCGGTCTATACCGTGTTCCATGCTGAGGGTCTAGCTGCTGCGATCAAGAAAGCAGTTGCGCTAGGTCTCAAAGAAAGCACAGCTAAATCATGGGCTGGAGGCTGGGCGCGGAGTCCGGAACAGGAAGTGACTCCTGTCAAGGTCAAGCGCGTCAAGCTCCCGAAAGCATCCCTTGATCAATTGGAGGACGACGGCACCGGACCCGCGTCAGTTGGCTATAAGGGTCAGTTGATCAGGAGGCGCATGCGCGTCGTCGAAGTCGGAGTCGGCAAAAACCGTGCCGGCCGCATCATGGAGTTGGGAGGTCAGGTATCCATTGTGAAATGGGAAACCGAAGCACTCCCGACGCCGCAGGCTATCAGCAATAAAAACCTCGCACCTTACGACACGTTCAAGACTGAAAGGGTACGGATATGACGGGTCTACACAAGAAGACAATCGCGTTTGACTGCAACCTACGTCAACGTGCGTTGGAGATCGAGCGCATCGCATGTCGCGATTACCTCGATGATAACGCCGACGTCGCAGACATCGCACTCGATGAATTGCACATTGACTCCGATCGATCGGATCAAGCCATTGCGCGGGTTTGTTCAATGCGCATTGCGTACCCATAGTCGAAACGGCCCACGGGCCGTCTGCGAGGAGTGAGCACCTCGCACTGATGATGACAGCTCATAATGTTGGAGAACGACAATGGCTAAAGCACCAGCGACCGACGCGATCAAGGTCGCAATGACGCACACCAAGGACACCAAGGGGACGTTCGTGTTTTCTAGCGATGATCCTGATGCTGCGGTGACGCAGTTATACGTTCGCCGTTCGGCAATGAAGACTCCGCGCGAAACGATCACCTTGACGATTGAGTAGGAGGAGTGGTTGGCGAAGTATCGAGGCGACTATTACACCATTACGCTCGATGAGCGTGAGTTAGGTGGTGACATGACAACCCTTGCCGCATTTGATGATTGGCGTGAAGCGCAAGCGGCGTGGGAAGCGATGCCTGAACCTGAACAGGGTTGCATTTGGTTTGGTAAATGCAACCATATAGACAAAAGCTACAGCGAAGCGATCTCGTGCAAGGGGCCAGACAAAGACCCGTTGTTTGAGCAATGGGTCCAGGCGATCGATGAGTTGATAGAAGAGGGCTCTATTAAAGTGCGCGGTAAAAAAGCGACACGACACTAGTCGAAACTCCCCTACGGGGGAGTCTGCGAGGAGCGGCTCTCCTCGTACTGATGATGACAAGCCAACGGAGAACTACAATGAAACGGTTACTGATTACAGCCGCATTGATCACACTCACGACCTCCGCGTTTGCGGACTCGTATGTGTCAACGTCGAACTGTGGGCACTCGCGTGTCTACGGGTACAGTAAATGCAGCAACACAGTCACTTATGTTCCTGATCGCGACCGCAACCTCGAGCAAGAACGGCTCGACGCACTAGCGATTGCAAAGGAGGACGCAAAGTGGGAAGCGTTTTGCAAGCCGTCGCGTTATGTCGACTCTTTCGGCATGACCAGGATGCATTTTGCACAAACTGGCTGTGAGTTTGGGAGGAGCGAATGAGATCGAAGTTGTCATGCCCCTGCGGGTCGGGCTTAGACTCGCAATGGCAGTTTGATGCGCGCGGTATCGAATTGTGCCGCACGTGTCGCAAGTGTAATGACACCAAGATGTCGGGGTATCGTCGCGACGTGTTGACGAACTCCAATTATCAATGCGACGAACCAATTGAGGAGGATTAAATCACAATGGCACAGATCAGAGTCACCCTACGCGGGCAAGGCGGTGAGTTGGATTCCCGGGTCATCAATCCGTCTGAAGATGCATTTGAGGCGGAGGTTCGTCACGCGGTGATGGATATTGTCCTCAATTGCGTGCTTGCCGCAGGCGATAGCATCACGATCGAAGAAATGGATTAAATGTCGAAACCCCCTATCAAGGGGGTCTGCCGCAATTGAGCACGCGGCACTGATGATGACGGCTCAAAGGAGAAAGAAACTATGGCACATAAAGTAGAGAGTATGGCGTATGCGGGACAAGTTCCTTGGCATGGGCTCGGCGTCAACGTCGATCACAAGCAAACTCCCGCGCAAATGATGAAGGCGTCAAAGACCGATTGGAAGGTCTCGAAGCGCCAACTTCATTACCCCGACACTGCAGGCAAGCTTATTCCTGCCGATGGGGAGTTCGCTATCGTTCGTGATACGGACGACAAACTTCTGACGACGGTCGGCGCCACATATATGCCGGTCCAGAACGAGGAGATTTTTGATTTCTTCAAGAAGTTTACGACGGCCGGCAAAATGACAATGGAGACTGCGGGCTCCCTGTCGGACGGTCAATACATTTGGGCCCTTGCTCGTCTCGGCAAGGACTTCAAAGTCGGCAACGGCAAAGGAGGCGACGAGGTCAGACCGTATCTCCTGATCATGTCACCTCATGTTCATGGCAAAGCCTTGATCATGCAGTACACACCCATTCGTGTGGTCTGCTGGAACACGTTGTCGATGGCTCTCGGTTCCGACCTCAAAGGAAAGAGGGGCGAGGGCTTCAAGATGGCACACTCACAGAAGTGGGATGCCAAGAGTGGTGAAGCGGAAATTGCATTGAACCTCGCGATGGTACAGACCGAGGAGTTCAAGGATTGCGCGCAACACCTCGCGAAGAAGAAAGCGACCAAGGACACGGTTGACAAGTACTTCCTGTCGATCCTTACAAACCCTGGCAAAAAGATCGAAGGCACCGAGGAGTCCAAGAAGACTCCGACATTGCTTCCGAAGTTTCGTGCCGCGTTGGAGCGAGCTCCGGGTGCGACGATGCCATCTGCGCAAGGCACCTGGTGGGGTGCGTTGAATGCAGTCACCTATGTTATCGACCACGAAGTTGGCAAAGATCGCCAAACTGCGTTGCGAGGAGCATGGGTCGGCAATCACCAGAAGACGAAGCTGCGAGCGCTTCAGCTGGCGATTGAAGGAGCGAAGTAAACTACACCTGATGATGTAAACAGTAACGGAGTAAAGAGAATGCCTAAACCAATGACCATGACAATCGAAGTCGAGGAGATCGCCTTCGGTCGCGTGTGGAGAACCCTTGATCAAATGCAGGGGGTGATAACGTTGAAGATGCACGGCACCGGGCCCAAGCCTAATAAGGGGTCCCCTGTAGCGCGTGCGTCGTCAAAGAAGGGGGACACGGTTACGTGCGTCGTCCTCAAGGCTCTGGCTCATGGTAAGCCGGAAAACAAAGCAGCATTGATTGATGCTGTGGTTGCTGCGGGTAAGGCGGCGACGTCATTTCCCGACTCGATCAGTAAACTGAAGAAAGCGAAGCACATTACCAACCCATCGTCGGGGGTATTTAAGATCACCGTCGCGGGCGCTAAGTATCTCTCAACTGTCTGCAACGGTGCACCGAAACAGGAGTCCAAGTCCAATGGCTAAATCGTCATTCATTCGACCATATCACTATATCGATAAAAATCCTGTTATCGATAAAGTCCGAACGATGCTGCAAGATGTCGGTCTGATCAACAAGCTTGGTATCGTTGCAAACCTCTCGACAATGAACAAAGCAACATTCGAGGGGTGGTTTGACGGCGACGTGAAAGACCCACGTCACTCGTCAATCGCACGCGTGACGGAATCTGTCGGCTATGAACTGACGCTGCGCAAGCAGCGTACGATCAAGTTGGACGAGGAGTTGGCCGCCGCTAAGGAGTGGCGTGCGGAGCAACGCAAAAAGGCGAACGGCAAAAAGAAGCCTGCTGCGAAGAAGAAAAAGAAATAAGTCGAAACGGGCCTACGGGCCCGTCTGTCACGATTGATCACGTGGCACTGATGATGACAGATCAAGGAGAAGTAACATGACGACATTGAGTCATAAGAATTTGACCGCTCATAACTTTTTGACCGATCAAGGTGCTTGCGTCCATCTGCACCACGAAGCTGAGCACGGTGGTGACGCGGAGAACGGTCCCGGCAAGGTATTTCCGGCGTGGGACGAGTACGATAGCGAGTCGCATTTTATTGTGATCGATGATAGCGGCCTGATCGTGCACACTGAAATGATTGATTGGGATTTACTTGCTTGGCTTGAGGATCGAGAGTGGGAGGCTGATCATGGCTAACCGAGTTATCGTTACCCTGCAGTTCGACGTGAACGCACATGGTAATAAGCAATGGTTCAACGTGTTCAACGAGCATGCGGTGGACCTTTTGAAGCATGCTAACGAAATGCCCGGTCTCGGACTGCTAGTCAATGCGACAAGTACGCGGGCAAGTGGAGTTGGAGATGTGCGACGGTTGAACGTGAACGTAAGGGGAGTGCCCACTGCGGGTGCTCCCAAGATATTCACGTTTTGCGCTGACTGCCCAAACACGTCGTGGTGCCGAACACAAGGGCATTGCGAACGTGCAGCTCTAATGCGGTTGCGTGATGCCAACCACGCTCGCGCTTATGGTAACCAAGACCCCCCTCGCAAGAAAAAGGTCGTCAAGAAGAAGAGGGTCAAATGATCACGATACAGAAAGCACGCGCTCGCACTCCGATCATTCGCGGTCAGCTATCGTCTTACGGGGGCCGCATGGATGATGGGAAGTGGAAGCATACGTTCACGGTCGCCGATGCTAGCGGTCAGCACGTCGAAGTGTTGATTGACGGCGACACTTTTATCGAACTCTTGCAAGGTTGGGAGACCAGAAAGTGACTGATTTAGCAAACGAGCTGATCCGCGCGACGTGGCGCAACCCGAAGAAAGCGTGGAAGCTTTCAACAATGCAACCGCGTCCCCTGCATGTGATACGCCACGCAGTTGCGAACGCAAAGCGGTTCATGCTTGACAGTGCGATGAGCGGGTTCCTTGCGGAGCTCTCTACTATACCATTCTTGGTGTCGGAAGAGAGGAGGCACGACGTGCTAGACTCTTTGCGGCACTCCTCGGTCTTGCCGTTCCCCAAGATGTTTGTTCAGTTTGACGGACTAGCATTTCGTAGGAGCTTACTACACGTCAAAGGCGGGCAAGGGGGTCGTGATTTTCATGGCAACAAATTGCTGCCTCCAGAACAGGGGGTGGTGCCTGAAATAGGATGGCTGATCGAGCAGCAGCCAAATGGCTCGATCATGATGACGGAGTTTTTTGAAGTGGAAGACGATATCGTCACCCTACCATTCGCGTTTTTGTATCGTACAGATGATGTAGAGTTGCGCGATACCGACACGATCAGCGTACTTGCTGGTGCATTCGCACATGGGATCAGCGGTGTGTACGCTCCGTCAATTGCGATACAGTACGGTCAACCTCTTAAGCAGTATCCGCCAGATCAAATGACGCTGGTTGAAGATGACACAGTCGTTCCATCTAAACACTATGCGGTGCATTATCTTGTACCCGAATATGGCGGAGTCCTTCGGTACTTGTTCGCATTCCTCGCGACGTTGAACAACGTTCCGAAGATTGCAACGGAGGTGCGCCCACAAAAAAGTTATATGGGTGGCGGTCAAGTTCGTAAGTATCTTGATCATACGGTGTTGAAGTTGAGCCTGCCTGCACGTCAAACGACAACGCAGTTGGCTAAGCGGTTGATCGCGCATGCTCGCAGGGGTTGGCATTTAGTACGCCCACACTGGCGCGTTATGCACGAACGATTAGGTGGCAACTATTGTGCAACGCGCGAAGCGCATATTTGGGGGGTCATCGACACGACGGGACATGCGACGTGCAAACAATGCGACGCACGCCGCATATGGATCACACTACCGCATGGCCGAGGAGATCCCACGATATCAGTTCGAACCCATGAGTACTCTGTTACGCACCCAGTATGATTGTGCAGGAGTATCAGCATGTCGTTTGAATGGCGATCGTTTCTCGACTCGTATAACGTCAAGTATGTGACCTCGGGGCCAAACGTGTCCCGGGGTCACGTCGCGGTGCACTGCCCGTTCTGCGGGAGTGCCGATCCCTCGCAGCATATGTCGATCAATCTTGCGGGACAGGGCTGGCGCTGCTTCCGCAATACGTCACACCGGGGTAAGCACCCGGCATACCTGATCGCGAGACTACTGAACACGTCGACGGAGCGCGCGTCGCAAATCGTCGGCGACTCCGTATTCATTCCTGAGGACTTCATGGGCGCGGTTATGGGCAAGCTCACACCCAAAGTGATCGAACCCCGCAAGACACCCCTGTTGATGCCGGAGGAGTTCAAGCCGATCGGTGACAAACCATCATGTCGTCACGCGGTGAACTACCTGACAGGTCCGACCCGCATGTTCACTTATGACCAAGTCATGGGCATGACCGATCGATACGGTCTGAAGTTCGCAGTGCGCGGCCCGTTCACGGGTCGCATCATTTTTCCCGTCGAGTTCGAGGGTGATCTCGTCACGTGGACAGGGCGCACGATATACTCGCAAGAGGAGTTGCGCTATCGCACGTTGAGCGCAGACCCCGAACTTGAGGATGATCCAGCAATTGGTCCAGTCAATGATTATCTATTGTGGTATGACGACATTCGCGACAATGTAAACGATGCTGATGTCCTGGTGTTGTGCGAGGGGCCTTTTGACGCGCTCAAGGTGCGAGTGCTCGGCCGTCGTCACGGCATCGAGGCGACGTGTTTCTTTACGGCGGCCCCCTCCAGTCGTCAGATCGATCTCCTGCACGACGTTGTCCACAGATATCCACAACGGTACTTGCTGCTCGATCGCGGTACCTTGGGCACTGCAATGAGGGCGCAGGGGGACATGTCGTCGCTTGAAATGCGTGTTTTATCATTGCCTTCGGATGTCAAGGATCCTGGCACGCTCACAGAACGACAACTGCTCGAAACAATCCCTTGATCAGTTGAATTTCTAGGAGCATTGTCGGGTATCGCACAGAACACGGTTGCAGTAGCGCGAACTGCAAGGGCACTTGGGTCTCAATTCTCCCCCGGTGCCCAAGTCATCAGCGGAGCCAAGGGTCCCGTTCGCGCAACCCGAATTTATTTTTTTTCAATCAAGAAAAGACGGGGACCAGCATATGGACATGGATCGCGGAGTTAGGGGGTATCTTGTCAACACTTCACGTGAAAACTTCTGGCGTGTCGCGGGGTGGTACGACTTCGACGACATGATACAGGATGGCTGCTGGATGTGGCAGCGACTCGTTATCAAGTATCCAAATGTCACACCGAAACATCGCATGGCGCTTTTCAAAACCGCCTTCACAAATCACATTCACGACCTGTCGAAGAAGCGCAGCCGCAACGAGTTTGTGGTCAATGAGTCTGACCTTGGTGCTGAAATGCATGAGGTCGAGTCTCTCATGTTCTCCGAACTCCCAGACACGTCGCTGATTGTGTCGAGACTCCCCCCGCTCTTGCGGGCACTCATTCACGCAATTCAAAACGACCCCCGCGCACGATCAGAGAACTACCGTCTGCATCGTGACGACACCCGCGAAACAACCAACGAGCGGTTGTGTCGTATCGTTGGCGTTGACCCCACGTCGATTGATTTGCTGGGCACCCTGCGCCAGTATCTGAGAGGGGAAGCACCCGGTCTAACAAACTCCGCAGTATGATTGTGTGACGACACACTCAAACTGACTCGGGAGTTCTCATGTATCACGTCACCAAACACTACCCACACTCACTTGGGTTGTCCGTTGCGTTTCGGCAGCCGGGGGCGACGTCGCATTGTAAGTACCTGCATGGGTACGCCCTCGCATTCACGTTCGAGTTCGAGGCCGAGGAGCTGGACGAAAACAATTGGGTCATTGACTTCGGCAGTCTCAAACGATTGAAGGAGTGGTTGGTCGAGACATTCGATCACAAAACCGTGGTCTCGAATGACGACCCGATGCTGCACACGTTTCAGGAACTCAACGGCACCTTGATCGATTTGCGCGTGCTGCCTGCGGTCGGTATGGAGGCTTTCGCCAAACTAGCATTTGGTGCCTGTTGTCATGTCATAATGACCACCGGCAATTTTCCTCGCGTTCGACTCACAAAGGTAACGGTCGCGGAGCATGAGGGCAACAGCGCCTCATACTCCGAACCCTTGTGATCCTATAGACCACCCACCATCTCAAACGGAGTTAACATGCCACAGAGTGCAATCGAAACAGTACTATCGAAAGCTACCAAGATCAAGCAGGGCGCGAAGGAGGATCGACAAACGTTCCTGATCGCGCTTGGCAATGGTATTCAGGACCTCACTGATAAGCAGTGGGATGTCCTCGGCGAGGGTGACCTCGGCGACGAGTGCCAGAAGTGGGCGAACGAAGCAACGAAAGCGATCAAGGCGAAGAAGACCGTCAAGGATTTTTCGGATGTCGGCAAGGTCAAGCCGGATGCCGACGAAGACGGTGATGACGACAAACCGCCACGTCGCGGTCGCGGTCGTGACGCCGACGGAGAAGCTGATGACGATGACGACAAGCCGTCACGTCGCGGTGCTGCGAAAGAAGATGACGACGATGACAAACCTGCTCGTCGTGGTCGCCGCGACGCCGAAGAAGCCGATGACGACGACAAGCCGGCACGTCGTGGTCGCGCGGCGAAGGAAGAAGAAGCCGATGATGATGACAAACCAGCGCGTCGCGGTCGCGGTGCGAAGGATGATGATGACGACAAGCCCGCACGTCGCGGTCGTGCAGCGAAAGAAGACGATGACAAGCCGGCACGTCGCGGGGCGGCATCGAAGGAGAAGGAAAAGTCGTCGGGCATCAAGCAGTCGGGTACGGGAGTCAAGAACTCGATCAAGCTCGCGATCCTCGATGACCTTAAGATCTCCGTCGACGACCTGGTGAAGAAGTTGGGCAAGGGCGGCGCCTCCGTGTCAAAGGTCACGGTGTCGAACATTCGCGCGGAGTTTCGTCACACGTTGAAACTCCTGCACGATGAAAAGGTCAACTGCGCGAAGTTGGAGATCTGACCCATGCCCCTGCGAGCACTCGACATTCAAGACTCACTGGTACTGTTCTCGGGAGGAATGGACAGCACCATCGCTCTATTCGATCGCCTGTCGCGTGCTCGCAGGGAAGGGGGTCAGGTTCACGCCCTGACCTTTTCCTACGGTCAGCGTCATTCGTCGGAAATAGGACACGCACGCCTGATCATGTCACGCGTCGCGACGTCGAGTCTGTACGGCCCGATTATGGGTCGGTTCATCACGCACAGAATTCATATGCCCGCATTCGGGTCACTCCTTGCCGGCGAACCCGTGATGAAGTATGAGAACGTCGAGCAGGCTGAACAAGCGGCCTTTGACAACTCATTCGTTCCGTATCGCAATATGATCTTCCTGACAGTTGCTGCGCAATACGCGTACAGCCTTGGAGTCAATATCATAGCGACGGGTTTGCGAGGGGGCTTCCCCGATTGTACCAGTGAGTGGGAAGCGCACATGGCTGACATGTTGCGGGAGTCCGTGCCGTCACATCCTATTCAGATGCGAACGGTGACCCATCAATCGCGTGCGGACTGTTTGACGTTCGCAATGGGCATCCCCGAATGTATCGATGCGCTCGCGATCAGCATGACGTGTTTCGAGGGGTCAACTCCCCCCTGCGGGCATTGCCTCCCGTGCCTCAAACGTGCGCAAGGCTTCTCCTCGCTTGGGTTGTCAGATCCCCTTGAAACGCCCCGATACGGGCCTCGTTAGGGGGCGCCACAGAGCGGTTTTAGGGGTCCCCCGCATATGGGGCCCCCGAATGCCCCCAAAACGTCCCCAGCACGCCCCCTGCGACGACGAAAGGCCCCCCAAATGACGATAAAGCCCCCCCGAACGTCCCCCCATGACGCGATCGTTAAACAGTTGTTAAAACTGATCGTACCGGACCCCGAACGCGAGGGGCTGGCCGACACCCCATTTCGCGTCCTGCAAGCGTGGCAGGAGTGGACCGAAGGCTATCACGTCGACACCGATGCACTCTTGAAAACATTCGAGGATGGTGCAGAGAGTTACGACGAGATGGTTTTTGTTGGAGCGATCCCGTTCTACTCGACGTGCGAGCACCACATGGCTCCGTTCTTCGGTCTTGCGCATGTCGCGTACATGCCGGGCAATGGTCGTATCGTCGGACTGTCGAAGATACCCAGGTTAGTTGACGCATTCGCACGACGCCTCACTGTGCAGGAGCGTATCACGACGCAAATTGCTGACACGATGAATACAGTATTGAGACCAAGAGGAGTCGCAGTGCTCATGCAGGCGCGCCATATGTGCGTCGAGAGTCGTGGTGTAGCGAAGCCGGGTACTATCACGACTACAAGTGCGGTCCGGGGTTTGTTCAAAACTGACGCGGCCGTGCGATCGGAGTTTCACAGTCTAGTCGCTTTGCAGAAAGGTATGGGCAATGGTTAAGCGTATTAGATTGGTTGACGACGTTTCCCCGAATAAGGTCAATCTATTTTTAGACTCTGGTGTGTTTGGCGCTTGGAACAGGGGCGAGACTCTCGACATTCAAGAGTACTGTGACTTCATCAAACGCAATGAGCAGTACCTGACATGCTACGCGGGCATGGATGTGATCCCCGGGAAGTTCGGGCAACGTCGCACGATGGAGGAGGTCGAGGACTCCGCAGAGCAATCAGCGAAGAACCAGACCTATATGCGCAAGCAGGGTCTGACGCCCATTCCGATCTTCCACCAAGGTGAGTCGTTCAAGTGGCTTGAGAAAATGATGGCCGACGAAGAACCTTATGTCGGCATCTCGACGGCTAAGGACTTGACCCATCGTGAGCATCGAGTGTGGCTTGATCAGGTCTTTACCATGATCACGGATGCGTCGGGTGTGCCGTTCATCAAGACTCACGGGTTTGGGATCACAACGATCTCGCTACTCCTGCGATACCCGTGGTGGACTAGTGACAGCACGACGTGGTCGCTTGCTGCGGGTTTCGGTCTGATCTACGTTCCGGGAATGCGAGGGAGCAAACCAGATTACACTCAGTTGCCTGTGCGAGTGATCATGTCAGGGCGTACGCAGATGGCGTGGTCGTCAGCGAAGCGTCAATATGAAAATCTTTCGATCATTGAAAAGGACCACGTAAACAGTTACCTCGAGTATCTGGGTCTGTCGATCGAGCAGGTGCGTTATCAATCGTCTGCACGTCGCGCGGCGTGCTTGCGGTACTTCATTGACTTCCACGAACAATTGAAACTCAAACCGTTTCAGCATCGTCTGGGTGACAGTATCGGTCGCAAAGCGTCAAAGAAAAAAGCACCCGAGTTGTGGGATCATATGACCATCGTGTTCGCGACCATGATGTCCAATGGTCAATTTTCGCGCATCATGAACGCGGCCAATGCGAGCAATCGATTGGTCTCGTATTATGAACTGATCGGTAAGCCGGAACAGCCCCTGCACAATTATGTGCGCGATGGCATCACCGATATTGACTACGAACGTCGCAAGCCCGCCCCGATATGGAACGACACTTACACGTCGTCCCGTAGAATGTCCCTCCTAGAACGATTGAAAGGATACCCCCTCGATGGCCAAGGATGATATCACCCGGCCCAAACTCGTGCAGCTCATGACTGACGTCGAACCCGCGCTCTCTAGTTTGGGCCTTGTTCCTGTCACCAGTCACTTTTGGTTCACGGGCAAGGAGATCATGGCATACGATGGTCGGATAGCGATTGAAGTCGAGTGCAAGACACCGTTCGCAGGAGCAGTGCCGCCAGCACTCCTCGCATTGCTCAAGACTTCAACGGCGGAGACACCCATAGAATTTAAACTTGACGACGCGGGCACTCTGCACGTCAAAGCCGCATCATCGAAGTTCAAGCTCGCGATCATGCCCAAATCGGACTTTGTGTTCAAAATGCCCGCGTTACCGCAGAATGCGTTTCCATGCGATGCCGGTCGGTTCCTCGAAGCGATGACGACGTGCATGTACTCTCTTGGTAATGACACGTCGCACACTGACCATTTGGGTGTGACGTTGATTGCGGAGGACGGGTTCCTGTTTCTGTTTGGTTATGATCGCGCGACTCTGTCGTCGGGCCGCGTCAAGCTCACGGGTAAGGTCGATTTTGAACGCATCATTCTCCCGACGAACTTCTGCAAGCAGTTGTTGCGCATCGGTGCAGGAGCAAAAAAGCTGTACCTTGAGATCGCCGATGACTTCGCCATGTTCGAGTGTGACGGCATCGCTCTATATGGCAGGCTTGAGGAGTTGGACAAGCCTATCGACTTCATGAACATCCTTGACCAAGCTCTTTTTAAGAACAAGCAAAAGCTTTGTGAGTTACCAGAGAACAAATTGCCAGCCGTATTGGAACGCGCCTGCATCATCACTGATGCGGCGGTCGACAAGACGCGAATGGTGGTATCGATCAAGAATGCGCATGGGCATTTTGACTCCGTCTCCGAACGTGGAGAAGTTCATGACGAGTGTGGGTTTGAAAAGCAGCACCCCGATTGTCTCGCGCATGTTGACCCAGTACGAATAAAGGACGGGATTGATCGCTTCACCCATATCTTGTTCACTGAAGAAGCCTGCATCATGGCGAACAAGGAAGCATCGATGGTCTACTTGATACAGGCGAAACCAGGTTAAGGAAACTGCAATGGGATTCTTCGGATTAGACGACGGGTCAGCACCCAAGAAGTTAGCAAAAAACGGAGGCCCCCAGAAGGGGGTCTCTGTCGATTTACTGCACAAGATCGAGTGCAAGGCTTGCCCACTCAATCACGCGCAGGTCACGTCCAACAAGATGGAGCCATTGGGTCCAAAGCAGCCATTGATTTACGTGCTGGGCTCCGCTCCCTCGAAAGAAGCCGACAAGGCCGACAAACCATTTGCGGGAAACGAACTGCGTGTGATCAGGCAAATGATGGGCAGTGCTCATAAGGATGCGCGGTTCAACAATGTGATCCGTACTTACCCGGGTGAAGGTCCCGACGTTGTGTCAAAGGTTATTGAACTAACGCGTCCGCGCGCGCCCGCATTCGTGGAGATCGAATGCTGCCGACCATCGATCGTTCGCGATATTGAGGACGCGCGACCTCGCGCCATATTCGGGTTTGGAGGAGTACCCCTGAAGTGGGCCGCAGGAGAGACTCACGCCTATCAATGGATGGGGCGTCGGATCCCCGTGCGCATCGGCAACCACACCTGTTGGTACTACCCGTTCATTGACCCTATCGATGCGTTGGCCGACGTCAAGTGGGAAGGTCATGAGCCCGACAACATGTTCACCATGCGCAAGAAGATGCGGGCCGCGATTGCGCAGGTGTACGACGAGAACGATATCGAACCGCATATTCATTCGGAGGAGTTCGCGCGTCGGGACGTCAAGATCGTGATGGGTGACAGCGATGCTGACTTGCAAGTCATCGAGAAGCATCTCAAAGCTGCGATGGAAGAGGACTTCGTGGGTCTCGATTATGAAACCAGCACTCTGCGCCCCTACAACAAGGCTGCGAAGATTTGCACAGCGGCCGTCTCGATCGAGGGTGCGCACCTCGCGTTCCCGTTTGCGCATCGGCAGAGTAAATGGACGGCGAAGCAAGCTGATTACCTGCACGACATGTTCCGCGAGTTTCTATATGCCGAAGGTCCGATGAAGATCGCGCATCAACTCGCATTCGAGATGGAGTGGTCTGCGGAGTTCTTTGGACCCGAATGCCTGCGGGCCTCAGAGTGGGGTGATACGATATCGCAGGCATACGTTATCGACGAGATGCAGGGCTTGCTTTCGCTCGAGGCTCTGACCACGCAGCACTTCGGTATCAATATCAAGGACCTTAGTCAAGTCAATCGCAAAGACATTGACTCCGAGCCACTCAAGGATGTGCTGACCTACAACGCGATTGATGCGAAGTACCATCGACTCCTGTACATGGAGCAAGTGCCGATCATTGCACAGCTGGGTATGATGGATGTCTATCGGCATCAACTGCGACGCGTGCCCACACTGGTATTGACGCAGCGTCATGGTATCCCGATCGATCAGGACGAACTCGCGGACTTCAAGAGTGACTACGAAGACGAAATTGCAGGAGTTGAAGCAAAGCTTGCCAAAGACCCGTCGGTCATTCGATACAACAAGCGATACCCCGATGCACCATACCGCCCGTCAGCATCGCAGGACCTTGCGAAGATGCTACAGATGCTCGGTCACACGTTGAAGAAGACTGAGAAGGGAGGAGACGCTACCGACGAAAAGAATTTGAGGAAGTACAAGGAGCCGGTAGTCGCTCTTACGATCAAGCATCGCAAAGCTTCTAAAATCTTGTCGACCTATTGTTCTCCTGTCAGTACTGGGTCAGAGCATCTATTCGACGATAATATGATCAGACCCATCATCTCGACCTACAAGGTGCGCACGTGGCGCACGTCGTCGGAAGACCCCAACATTCAAAACTGGCCTAAACGCGGACCGAACGTCGTGATCCGCAAAGTCGTCGCACACCGCAAGAAAAAGATTGTGGCGTTTGACTACGCTGGCATTCAAGCGCGCAATGTCGCAATGGAAAGCCTGGACCCGACACTGATCGACGCATTCTTCACCGGCTACGACATTCACAAAGACTGGGTCAATAATCTTGACAAGCGCTATCCGAAGTGGTCGAAGAAAGGGCTGCATGATGACCCAAAGGTGTTCAAGGACGTTCGTGGTGGTGTCAAAAATCAATTCGTGTTCCCGACGTTTTTTGGTGCGTCTCCCAAGTCAATAGCGGTCGGGCTTGCGGGCTCGGGTAACATGTCGCCCCCTGTCGAAGTCGTCGAGGAGATGCAGGACGAGTTCTTTAAGCGGTTCCCAAAGATCAAAAAGTGGCACGAACGACTTCAAGGGCAATACAGGCGCGACGGTTACGTGACTGGTCTATCAGGGCACCGACGTCACGCTCCGATCTCCTATAACGAAATAATCAACTCACCTATTCAGGCTGACGAGTCTCTAATCGTGCTGACCGCTATGTCAGAGTTGTCAGAACGCGACTATAAACTGTACCAGCCGATGATGGAGATCCATGACGACTTGACGTTCTTGTGGCCGGAGGATGAGATTGACGAGCGGTCGGATGTCGTGATCTCCGAAATGTGCAGGCCGCGGTTCGAATGGATCAATGTGCCATTGGAGGTCGAGATGTCGATCGGCGACAATTGGTGCGATTTGAAAGAGATTGGGAAGTTCATCAATGTGGGCACTAAGGGCGACTACAAGGAGTTAAAGAAATGACTGACAACTGCTATAGAATCCCCGAAGGTCAAGAAGAGCAAATAGAAGTACTGATCACTGCGGTGCATGAGGACGTCAGTACTGAGTTTGCAGAAAAACTACGCCAGCTTGTTCACGCAGAAGCGACTTCCAACAACCTGTCGAGAGCTACTTGTTTAGCAACCTTATCATTCGTGCTAGCCAATACATGCTTTCGAACCAGGCAGTTCGACGAGTTGGCTGGCTGCGAACTTACTTTCATCTACACAAACTACATGCACGCAACTGTGCATGCTCTTTATGATGACCAGCGCACCGACGCAATAAACAAAACCAAATCGTAGCAGTATGATTTAACAAAGGAGCACCACACGTGACAGCACTTGCGACGAAGCACCGCCCCCTGAACTTCGAGACCGTGAAGGGGCAAGACAAGGCCATCAAAGCCTTGAAGACAGTACTCGACGCTGACACCGCGTCGACTTTCCTGTTCTCTGGGCCGTCGGGCACAGGCAAGACCACGCTTGCGCGTATCACGTCGGCATACCTCGAGTGTGACAAGGATCTACTTGAGATCGATGCTGCATCGAACTCCGGCGTCGACAAGATGCGCGAAGTCATGGAGCTCATGCGCTACACCCCTGTCGGGGGCAACGGGGGTCGTGCTGCGATCGTTGACGAATGCCACAGATTGTCGGGGCAGGCGTGGGATGCGTTATTGAAAGCGACTGAGGAGCCGAAGAAGGGAGTCTTTTGGTTCTTCTGCACAACGAACCTCGGGAAGGTCCCGAAAACAATCATGACGCGCTGTGCCCACATTCAACTCAAGCCCGTGAGTGATGATGACCTCGAGTCAGTGGTGTTGCGTGTCGCGAAGAAAGAGGGGATCGACGTCACCGATGGTGTACTGCAAATCATTTGTCGCGAGGCCATGGGGTCCCCACGTCAAGCCCTCGCAAACCTCGCATTGGCTGCGAACGCAACGACCGCGAAAGAAGCATCGGCACTTCTGCATTCGGCCGTTGACTCCGATGCTGTTCGCGAGCTGTGCCAGTTCTTGCTCAAAGGGGGTTCGTGGCCCAAGGTCATGAGTATCCTCAGTCGGCTTGAGGACGAGTCATTCGAAGGCGTGCGCATTGTCGTCACCAACTACATGGGGGCCGTGCTCAAAGGGGCCAAGTCCGATCGTGAAGCAATGGCGACCCTCCATATCATCGAACAGTTCTCGAACGAGTATAATCAATCGGAGGGCATTGCGCCCTTGCTCCTGTCAGTCGGTAGGAGCATATACAGCGGAGGAGAATGACGATGGCGAAGAATACGCGGGTGCGGACCGACGACAAGCAAACCGATCATGACGGTTCGTTTCTCGAGGAGATGACCGAGGGCATGTCGATTGACAAGCACGCCCTTGATGAAGCACTGACGATGCAGGTGCACAATTTTCACAAGGTCTCGGAGCGTCTCGCCATCGATATCAGTATCCGAGACATGCAAAAAGATGAAGCGAAGCGCATCGAGGCCGAAGCGGACGAGGAGATACGACGCATGGCTGAAGAAGAAGAAAAGAAAAAGCCATCAGAGACTGCGATCAGGAATTTGGTGATGCAGGACAAAGCGGTCGTCTCCGCGAACAAGGAGTTGGCTCGTCTGAACAAATCGGTTGGACTCCTGCAAGCACTAAAGGAGTCGTATCTGCAACGATCGTATGCATTGAAGGAGCTCGTCTCCCTGTATCTTGCGGGATACTTCGGCGAGGGCATGGTTGAAGGAGCAGGCGCGCACCGCGTCAAAGAAGGAGCGCATGAAGGCAATCGTGCAGCCATGCAGCGTGAGCGCGAAGAACGCAAGCGGAGGTAGCTGTGGAAGAGTTCTTTCTAAAACTATTTGTCGGTGTCTTGGCGGTGTATGCCTTGGGCCGATTGTTGCTGGTTGCATACTTTGCAGCCAGGCGTCGTCACGTGAGAAATGTCTTGCGTGACCTAACCTCAGGAGAAGGCAATGGTCGCTAGGACCGGGAGTAAGAAAGACAAGGGCGGGTCCAAGGGTTCGTCTTTTGTGTACAAGAAGCGCAATGCTGACGACGTGAAGAAGCGGGCCGAACAAACTGGCGGCCGGTTTGACTCACCGTTCAAGCAGGGCTTCGACGTGTTCCGCCCGAAGAATGGGGAGTCGCAGGTCCGCATCCTCCCTGCTTCATGGGAAGACCATGATCATTATGGGTTCGATGTTTGGATGCATCGCTTCGTCGGTGCTGACAATTCGAACTATCTATGTGCGAACAAAATGCTGGGCAAGAAGTGCGCAGTGTGCGTCGAGCAGAAACTCGCGAAAGACGCGGGTGAAGATCAGGAAGCGAAAGATCTTGCACCCGTCAAGCGAAGCGTCGTGTGGTTGATCGATCGCGACGACAAGGCCGATCCACCGGTCCCGCAGTTGTGGGAAATGTCGTGGACGCAAGATCGCGATATCGCGGCACTGTGCCACACCGAGCGTACGGGCAAGATACTCCTGATCGATCACCCGGACGATGGCTATGATATCATCATCAAGAAGACTGGTCAGGGTCTCAAGACACGATACTCATTCATCATTGACCGGGAGTCTACCCCGATTTGTGATGACGTCGACGACCAGGACGATATCCTCGCGTTCATCACTGAGAACCCAGTGCCTGATACTCTGCGATACGACACCTTCGAACACGTCGAGAAGCAAATGTCGGGTACCTCGGAGTCCAAGGACGAGGAACTCGACGATGACAAGCCCCGCGGTCGCAAGCGCAGTCGTGATGATGACGACGACGAGAAGCCGCGTGGTCGTGGTCGCGCTCGTGATGAAGATGATGACGAGAAGCCTCGTGGTCGGCGTGGTCGTGATAAAGACGACGATGACGATGATGACCGTGCTTCGCGGCGCCGTCGTGACCGTGACGATGATGACCCGGATGACGAGACAACGGAGCGTGGCAGTCGTGGTCGTAGTCGCGCTAAAGACGATGATGATGATAAACCGGCACGTCGTGGTCGTGGCAGAGATGCTGACGATGATGACGACAAGCCGGCACGTCGCGGTCGTGAACGTGCGGACGAGGATGACGACGACAAGCCGAGAGGCCGTCGTTCTCGGGAAGAGCCTGAAGACGATGATAAGCCAGCGCGTCGAGGGCGTGGTCGCGATGCGGATGATGATGACGACAAACCCGCCCGCCGTGGTCGCGAGCGAGTTGATGAAGAAGAAGATGACAAACCGTCGCGACGTGGCCGCGCTCGTGACGATGATGACGCCGAGGAGCGCCCTGCTCGCCGCAGTCGGCGTTGATACCATCGGGGGGTCGCGCGTTGCGGCCCCCCATTACATTGAACGGAGTCCGATATGGTGGCGCGCGAACGATTGAAACAGGGCAACTATTTTTCAGCCCCTAAGTCAAACTTACAATTCATACCGTCGGGGTCCAAGCTGTTGGATCTCTCGCTAGGTGGGGGGTGGTGTGAAGAACGGATCATCAACGTGGTTGGTGACAAGGCGACGGGCAAGACCCTGCTCATGATCGAAGCCAGCGCAAACTTTGCCCGCAAGTATCCCAAGGGCAAGATCAGATACCGCGAAGCAGAGTCTGCATTCGATAAACCGTATGCAGGAGCACTCGGGATGCCGATCGAGCGTATTGACTTCGGTGGTGACGCTCCGATGGAAACGGTCGAGGACATGTTTGAGGACCTGCAAAAGATCGTGACGAAAGCGAAGCAAAAAGAATTGGTCATCGTTGACTCGTTGGACGCGTTGTCAGACCGCAGCGAAATGAAACGCGACATGGACGAGGGCACCTATGGCGCGCAGAAGGCCAAGATGCTGTCGCAGTTGTTTCGCAGACTGACGAGTCAATTAGCTGATAGCCAGGTCACGCTCATAATCGTGTCGCAGGTCCGCGACAAAATCGGAGTGTCATTCGGTCGCAAGTTTTCACGATCAGGCGGCAAGGCATTGGATTTTTACGCGTCGCAAGTCGTATACCTTGCGCACGTCGGTCGCCTGACCCGTAAGGTCTCGGGTCTCGCACGTGCAACTGGAGTCAAGGTGTTGGCGAAGATTGACAAGTCAAAGGTCGGACTCCCGTTCCGCGAAGCTGCTTTTGACGTGCGGTTCGGCTATGGGATCGATGACGTTCAGTCATGCGTCGATTGGCTCAAGGAGTGTCGGTCACTCAAGCTCGCCGATATCAGGGAGTCTGAGGTCAAGGACTATTTGGATTGGGTGCTAGCAATGTCACCCGAGGATGGGCAGAAGGAGATCGACCGCATTCGTGCGATCGTTGAACACAAGTGGTATGAGATCGAAGACAAGCTGCTAACTCCGAGGAAGAAATATGGGTAAGCATAAACCTGCACGACTACGACGCGCCAAAAAGAAAGCTGCACAACGCAAAGCCTATCGGGCACGCAAGAAGGAACGAGATAATGCGCAAGGGAGGCGGGAAAGCAAAGGGGTCAGCGTATGAGCGCGAAGTTTGCAAAGCTTTGTCACTGTGGGTCTCGCACAATAAACGCGAGGATTTGTTCTGGCGGTCGGCGATGTCTGGGGGTCGTGCGACTGTCGGCCGACGTGCAGGCAAAGATCTTGCGCATCATGCGGGTGACATCTCCGCAACCCATCGGCTTGGACACGCGCTTACTGATCAGTTCTACGTCGAGTGTAAACGATACGCCGACCTGAAGATCGAGTCAGGAGTGTTGCGAGGAGTTGGTAAGCTCGCAGCGTTTTGGAAAGAGACTTGCAAGCAGGCCACCATTCACAAGAAGCTTCCGATGCTGATCGCGCGGCAGGACCAATCAAGCACCCTTTTGATCATCCCCCTTGCGTCAATTATCAACCCTTATGGCACCCCGATGTACGCCCACAAGACGGTGGTGCTGCGATCGTGGGTAATGCGCGCGGACTTCTTCGAGTTCGATGCAGTGATGAAGCTTCCGTTCCCCGACGTCAACTCCGTCAATGAACCGTTCCTGAAAGCGGGGGAGCTTGCGCGCATCCTCGGCTATGAGGTTGCAAAAGTCAGTACTCGATCACGTGAACGCATTCGGCTTGAACCAATCAAACGCAAGAGGATAAGACTATGAAATATACCGCAGCACCAGAATGGTTTGGATATGGTGGCCCGACATTGAACTTGCGCAGGGGACGCCCGTGCATCATCGTTGATTTGGACGGTACTCTCGCGAACAACGATCACCGACAACACTTCATGACTGGTGGTCGTAAGCAGTGGGGTCCATTCTTCGACGCAATACCTAGGGACAGTGTTTATTCAGAAGTTAAGTTCATCATGAACTTGATTTTTAACAACACTGAAGTTGAAGTGCTAGTATGCACAGGCCGCCCTTCGCAGTATCACGGTCAGACGCGTGATTGGCTTGCGTTTCACGATATCAATTACTCAGCTTTGATCATGCGCTCTCAAAGTGACAATCGTGCGGACACCGACGTCAAGCTAGACATGTTGGGTCACATCAAATCGCAGGGGCTTGCACCTTTGTTTTGTATTGATGATAGACCCGAGGTTGTTGCCATGTGGCGTGCGCAAGGCATCAGGACTTTGCAGTGTGATGCAACGGTGTGGGAGCAACGCGACAAGGTCGTGGCTGGGATGGACCCTCGAGCATTGCTTGACGAGTTGGAGCGTGAGCGTGAGTTGTGTGCTGAATTGCGCAGGGACAACATTATGCTGCGGGAGAAGTACGAATGAGTCATGAGCTTATGCCCGGCGAACTACATAAGCTGTATGAAGCGTGGCGCCGTCCTAACAGCATTGTGCCGATGGACGGTTTGCCTGCGGGTCGAGCCCGCAGACGCAACAAGAACAATTCATTACTGCGTCAGTTGGGTTACCTTGAGCGTTTGCCCGATGGTGACTATAAATTGACACCACTGGGCATCGAGGTCGTGCTCGCGTACATCAAAGCAGGGAAGCCACGATGATTAACCTATTGGTCACGGGCGATTTGCATTTGACCGACGACCCCGCGAACGAGTACCGACATTCGTTCATGCGGGAGTTGTGGTCGATCGCGAAGCAACGGCAGCCCGACGGCATCGTGATCCTCGGTGACTTGACACAAGAGAAGGATCGGCACTCCGCGTCATTGGTTAATCGAGTGGTTGATCATATCGATGCATTGGCATCGGTTGCCCCTGTCGTGATACTCGAGGGCAACCACGATTATGCGGATGAGGGGTCTCCATTCTTCGCGTTCCTGTCGCGGATACCGGACTGCACGTGGGTCGGCGCGATCACGGATGGTGCTGATATCGGCAAGCAGTTCAAGAGCTGTTTGTTTCTGCCACACACTCGACGCTACAAGGAGGATTGGAAAGATGTCGACTTCGAAGCGTTCGAAATCTGTTTCGCCCACCAAACCTTCACCGGTGCAAGCATCGGGTTTGGACGACAGCTCGAAGGTGTCCCTCTCGAATACATTCCCGCGCGTGCCTCCGTGGTGTCAGGAGACATTCACGTCCCTCAGTCACTGGGGCCTGTTATCTACGCCGGTGCACCCTACACGATCAATTTCGGAGACGAATATACTCCAAGGTTACTCAGCATCGATCTACCAAATGGACGAGTCCGTAGTATTGGAGTTGGCACCTTCCCTCAAAAACGTTTGGTCGTTGTCGGAGGAATTGAAGAACTCCCAACTGCAGGCTTTAACGAGAGAGATATTGTTAAGGTCCGCATCCGCGTTGACGACATGGGAACCTGGCACTCCACCAAAAAGGCAATCGAGGAGTGGGGGCAAGAGCACGGCCTTACCATTCAACGTAAAGAACCGATCCTCGAACACAAAGCGATAAAGCGCCGTATCAAGATCAAGGAGTCAAAGCAGTCTGATGACCATGAGTTGGTCGAGCAGTACGGCAAACGCCACGACCTCGACGACAAGACGATAGACATGGGTCTCGCGATCATGGAGGGCAAGTAATGCGCAAGCGGCCATCACGTCGTCGCCTCAAGGCGCGTTTTATGCGCTATCAGCGGATTGCCCTTGAAGATGTCTACGAACGCGACCTTGTGGATTTCGTCAAGCGTTATGGGTATGAGACTGACCACACCGCAATGATCCGTAGATACTTTAAGCCAGTGCGTGTCGTTCTAGAGGAGTTCGGTGTGAAAAATTTGCGAGCCGCATTTTTAGGTTTAGGAGATGACCTATGAAAGTTCACGCAATGCTTACGATCGTGCCCGAGACAAGATCAGTTAAAACATTTTGCGGTCGGTGGGGTAAGGCGACAATGGTCAGCACCGACAAGCCATTCGAGATCACAGCACCGTCGGGCACCACACTGACGGTGACGCAATCAACTGAGAACGTGGTCAAGCCATTGAGTGAGCAGCGGCAGCGTATTGTCGCGTACGCCATCCCAAATGACGCGGTGACGTGCTACAACTGCGTGCGTGTGTTCCGAAAAGCGATCAGGGCCTAATGATGCCACACCTAGAGTTCGCGCGTATCACACTGATTGACTTCAAGGAGTTCAGGGGTGGGCCGCACAAGCTTGACCTCGCGAAGATCGGACTCGGCTGTCACTTCATGTCAGGGGAGAACCGGGTTAACCCGCGATTGGGTAGCAACGGTGCGTCGAAGTCGTCGGTGTGGGACGCATTGTGTTGGTGTCTGTACGGGCGTACGGTGTCGGGCCTGCGGGGGATGGACCTGCGAACGTGGGAGACCAAGAACCATCCGCGGGTGCTGGTTGATGTTTATGTCGACGGTGCATTGATGACCGTGACCCGATCGACGACCACCAATGGTCTGTGGATCAATGACAAGGTGGTGACGCAAGAGAGTGTGGACAAACTGATCGGGCTATCGTTCGCGACGTTTCAGCACACACTGTACTTTGCGCAGAAGGCCGACACGTTCCTGGACCTGAAGTCTACGGCAAAGCTGGCACTGCTGTCGGAGACACTCGATCTCGATCGATGGGAAGAGCGCTCGAGGGCCGCGAACAAAAAAGCCAGTGACTACGAAGTCGCCATGTCGAGTCTTATGCATCAGTCTGCAAACCATGAGTTCATGATCTCCGACGCGCGCAAGACACTCGACGACCTCAAAGACAAGAGTGCTGGTTGGATGGACGAGCAGGCCGCAGCCCTCGAGACGAAAGAGAAGAACCTGCGACTGCTGTTAGCGGCTGTCGAACGCGCGCAGTTGGAGCTCGGTAACTACGATCTGGCCTATGACGGAGCCGAGACTGAACTGCGACATGCCCAGCGCGAACTCGACAAGGGTGTGAATGCGTTCAGTGCCGCGGCTGCTAAGTATGCGGAGATGGGTGCGGAGTTTGATGCAGCTGACCGTGAACGCGTGCGGCTTGAGCTGGACCTGCGCGACATGCTCGACGGCGACAAGTGCCCGACATGCGGCCAGACCCTCAAGGGTGACCACAAACTCCACGCGGCGAAAGCCCGCAAGGCGCTCAAGGAGCAGACCGAACGCGTGAAGAAGGCGAAGCGATCGTGGGAAGCATCGGGTACTGCTCGAGGAGCAGCCCGCATGAAGAAGGAGCGTTGGGAACATGACGTGCGGGTCTATCGTGCGAAGTCTGATGAAGCTGTCGACGGCCGCACGCGGGCGCAGGGCAAAGTGCAGGAGTTCAAGGCCGGTTACAAGGCACTGAACGATCAGACGGCCGGACAGACCGACAATCCGTATTCACCCCTGATATCGAAAGCGCGAACGCAATGGAAGACCCTGATCAATCAAGCAGACGAATGTGACCGCCTGATCAAGGTCGCTGAACAAAAGCGCGAACGTGCCAAGTATTGGGTCAAGGGGTTCCGCGGCATCAGACTGTATCTGTTGCAGGAGGTGTTGGACGAATTGTACGCTGTTACCCAAACCCTGTTGCCGCAAATCGGTCTCGACGATTGGGAAGTACGATTTGATATCGAGCGCGAGAGCAAGGCGGGGGACGTGACGTTGGGTCTCAATGTCGAGGTGATGAAAATGGGAATGCAAAAGGGCGTCAAGATGGAGTCGTGGTCAGGCGGTGAGGGCCAACGCATAAGGTTGATCGGTGCCATCGCCTTGAGTGAAGTGTTGCTGCGTCGTGCAGGAGTCGAATGCGATTTGATGATCCTCGACGAGGTCACCAAGCACATGTCGCCTGAGGGCGTCAACGAAACCATTGAGTATTTGAATGAGCGCGGCCGTGACAATCAAGTGTTCTACATCGATCACCAGGCGATCGAGAGTTCTCGTTTCTCTTCCGTCGTGCACGTCGTCAAGAGCGATCAGGGGGCCCGAATTGTCATTCGCTAGGAGCGTCACAGAGCGGTGCGACGCGATCAGGGGGGTATCGGCCCATGCAAACGCGTAAAATCGCCCCAGCGCGCTCCGATCGCACGGCAAATCCCCCTCGCAAGGGGCGTGCCCCGCACAAATCGCGTCCCCGCGTCGTCGATCCCCGTTGGGTGCTCGTCACTACGCAATCGGGAAGAGAGAACTGGGCACGTCAAAACGTCGAAAAACAGGATATGAGAACCTTCATGCCGCGCATCGAGATCACCCACAAGGGCAAATTGGTCGTGATGTTTCCCGGTTACCTGTTCGTGCAAGACTCCCCAAACCTGCACAGGTTAAGGGGAACGTTCGGCGTCATTGGTCTGGTACCGTCCAATCACCGGATCGAATATGTGCCCCGACGTCACATGCAAGTGCTGTTCAACATGGTCAATGAGGAGCAGTACCTCGCACTCCCTCCCCCCGTCGTGCTCCCGAAACTGCGCAAAAATAATCGTGTGAAGATCCTCACGGGGTCTTTTCAATCATGGCTCGGTTCGTATATAAGGGAAACCAAGGACGGATTGCACGAAGTGGCAATCGAGTTCATGGGACAGATAGTCAAAGCCCGTTTCGGTCGCGAGTGGTTGGAGCTGATCGAATGACGCGGTACCCATTGAGCGGTGTCCTGCGGTAGCGTCCCTGCAACATACAAATGGAAGAGTCGATCAGAAGCCAGCCGACTCATGCCACCCACCATAAGGATCGCAATCATGACAACAGACTACAACGCAATTCGCACCAACGTCGAACTGGTATTGAAGGCACTCGAACGCGACAAGTTGCGCCCGCAGCAAATGTCGGCCGACGACGCCCGCAAATTCGCAAAGCAATCAGAAGAGATCGAAAGACAGGGACGCCAGGCCGTGGGCGACCTGTTCGTTACACTGCTGTCTTCGATCGCCCGCATTGCCGACTCCCTCGGGCCCGTCGAATTGTTCGCGACCGAAGGGACTCCTGCAGATCGCGAAGGAGAACTGCAATGAACACTCGCAGGAACATCCTCAAGGTGTTGGGCATGACGGCTGTCGCGGGTACTGTATCGACGGACACGATCGCGGGCAATGACAGCCCGGGTTACCCCGCTATCACGGTCGAAGGTTCCAAGCAGTTTCAGGATCGCGTGGCTGAGTCTCTGGAGTCTCTTGCGAAAGCAATCCGATCAGGTGAAGCTACAGCACTCGCGATCGACGTCCAGTCCAAACTGGAACTCAATAATTGGCTGCAACATGAAGTCAAGATCAGAGTCGAGATCTTGCAGGACAATTCATGAACCAGTCAAATCAATTCCCGCAAAGGGAAATCAGGGACGACGTGGACAGACCGATGCACGCCCACCCCGGACGTTATTGTTCAATCGAGGGTCCCGTCTATTGCAAGACACTCGATCAACACATCAGGTGCGAGACTTGCCCGGTCTCGGTCGATGATAGTCTAGTACTGCAGTTCAGTTAGACTGAGACCGCATAAAGTAAACCTATAATAGCAGTTAGATAGGAGTGCGCCAATGAAACGCGAACGCTTAGACAGACCGACAGCACGCCAGGCTGTCCACAATGAAGCCAAGAAGCCACTCGATCGTGGTTTCATCAAGGGTGGTAAGAAGATCGCAGGACGTCAGAAGGGTACTCCGAACAAACTGACGTTCATGATCAAAGAAGCGATGTTGGAAGCAATCGTGCGCACGGGCAACGGCAGGGGTAAGCAGGGTGCTGTTGAGTTCTTCATGGAGCTTGCACGACAAAAGGACAAGACACTGATCGTGCGGTTGCTTGAGCGTTGTCTGCCGTATCAGGTCACTGGCAAGGACGGTGGCCCCGTGCAGATGGTGTACGAGACTGTGGAAGACGTCAAGCAGCGCATGAAGGAACGCGGTCTGCCTGTTCCCAAGACATTGACCGCAATGCCGATCTATCAGCCGCTCGAGGAAGACTCCGACACAGCGGGCGAGGCGTGACAGACTGGCTACACGATAAATGGCTACGGGTCTATTGGTACTTCCATGGGCCCGTGACAAACCCGCAACCACGTGGACAAGGATATGTCGCCATGTCAGGTGAGTCAATTATTCGTTTCCTCATTCTCGAAGTCGTGATTATTTGCGTGATGCTCCTCGCAGTCTGGGGCGTCAAGAAAATGGCGTGGGATGCTGAACCGACGAAGTACGTCACCATGATGATCTACGTGATCTTCGGTGGTGCAGCACTGCTCGCTGCGATGCGGTTCGCAGGCGTGTGGTGATTGTCATGACGGACCCAGTCACGTCAACAGTACGAGCGCACGATCACACTACCCCGTGGCATTATGAGACTGCATTGATTGCGGCACAGATGTGGAGCAAGGGCTCCAGTGCCAGTGTGATCAAGGCCGAGCTGTCAGCTGTGCATGGTCTCGAAGTCACACGCAGTGGTGTGCTTGGCAAGATGCATCGCATGGGCATTCGATCACCTGCAAGTTGGACCCGTGCAGACCGCATCATGAAGAAGAGACGTCGCACAAACCGCAATCAATACGAGAAGCAGCTGATGGTGTGGACGCCTGATATCGATCAGCGCATGATCGAACTGCACGAAGCAGGAGTTCAAGTGAGTGCTATCGCAGGGACCATCAATATCGGGTTCAAGCAATCGATCACCTATCCGATGGTGCGCGCACGATTGACGGAACTTGGTAAGTGGAAGGGTGCTCCCTCGAGACGTCAAGCTACTGTATCGAAGGGTGGTGTGTACCTGTCAGCCAAGACCACCAACTCAACACCGGGCTATCTCGTCGATATCGTGGAGACGTTGCCGTCGACCAGTGTCGCGTTCTTTGCAACGTCAAAACAGGACTGCAAGTGGCCGACGTCGAATGAAGTGCGGGAGATGCAGGTGTGCGGAGCCCCCGCGACGATGGGTGCCTATTGCGAACACCACGGCCTGCTGGCCTATCGCACGTTGCCGTCACCGTCACGTCAAGCACGGTACTTCAAGCGCGAGGAGTTCGAACCTCATGACTGATATGGTGCCATACAATAGGTGTGGGCGCATACACCTTGGGTCGTGCTTGGTGAACGGCGATCGTGCGGACGGCACTGTAGGTCCGATATGCATGTGGTGTAACCAGCCGATGACGCGCGCCGATCGCGAACTCACACAGCGTACGTGGGACGAGGTGAGCATCATACTTGCGCCCTACCGCAAGCGATTAGACCACTGACATGAACCGCCAGTTGATCATGCCGACCGAGGAGAACCAACGTGCGGTCAGGCGTGGTTGGGTCGAAGACGATTTTGAAATGCACGAAGAACTGTTCGCGATGGAGTCTCGCGAAAGCTTCTGGGCGTTTCGTCAATACATGGACCCCAACCTCCTCAAGGGCTGGTGGGTGGCTGAGGTGTCGGTCAAGCTGCAGGAGTTCTATGAGCGGCTGATCAACAATGAACGGCCCAAGCTGTTGCTTGAGGCACCCCCGCAGCATGGCAAGTCGCGATCATTGCAGGACTTCATAGCGTGGGTGTCGGGTAAGCAGCCGCAGACCCGTTCCATGTACGCGTCGTACTCGGACGAGTTGGGCATCATGACCAACCTGTTCATTCAGCGCATGATGGACGACCGCACGAAGTATGGTCGGGTGTTCCCCTCGACGGTACTCAACACGTCGAACGTGGTCACGCAAGCCGGGCGCTATATGCGCAACTCCTCGTTCCTCGAATATGTGGGACAGAAGGGGTCGTTTCGTAATGTGACTGTGCAGGGGCAGGTCACGGGTAAGGGCTTGGATCTGGGCATCATTGATGACCCGATCAAGGGACGCGCGGAAGCGCAGAGCAAGACCATTCGCGACAAGACCTGGAATTGGTTCCTTGACGATTACTTCAACCGGTTTTCGGAGTATGCTGGTCTGATCATGATCATGACCCGGTGGCATGTCGACGATCCCGCAGGAAGGTTTCTTGAGCACTTCCCCAACACCATACAGCTCAAGTACCCGGCGATGGGGTTGGGTAAACAATTGAGGGGCAACAGCGCCTACGATCCGCGACGCAAGAACGAACCGTTGTTCCCCGAGTTCAAGTCGCGTGCGTTCTTGATGGAGCGCAAGAAGGCGTACACGATCGCGTCATGGGAGTCGCTGTATCAGCAGTCGCCGATCATTAGCGGCGGTGGGATGTTCCCGCTGAACAAGATCCGATATGTGCCGACTCCTCCCGACAAGGCCGATATCAGACGCACCGTACGCTATTGGGACAAGGCGGGCACTGCAGACGGGGGTGCCTATACAGCGGGTGTGCTCATGCATCTCCTCAAGGACGGTCGTTGTGTCGTCGAAGACGTGCGACGCGGGCAGTGGTCTGCATGGGACCGCGAGAAAATGATCAAGGCCGCAGCTCAAGCCGACGACGTGATGCATGAGCGCGTTGAGGTGTGGGTGGAACAGGAGCCGGGGTCTGGTGGTAAGGAGTCTGCGGAACGCACGATCGCGGAATTGCGCGGTCACATCGTCAAGGCCGATCGGGTCACGGGTTCGAAGGAGATGCGCGCGGAACCGTACGCTGCGCAATGGCAAGCAGGCAACATCCTGCTGGTGGCCTCGAACCGTTGGAACGCGGCGTTCACTGACGAACACGAGTCGTTCCCTGCGGCTGCATATAAGGATCAGGTGGACGCGGCGGGCGGTGCCTTCGCGAAGCTGGTCAACAAGCAATACAAATACGACGGCTCAATGGCATGGGTAGGATCAGCAAATGGCTAATGGACGACAAGCGACTGCCCGCAAGGCAGACAAGGCACCCGCAAGTCCTGCGATCGTACAGGGGTCGCAGGGAGCACCGCATGCGCTGATGCGGGAAATGAATGACACCCTGTTCAATCTAGTGACCGGGATGGGCACCGAGAAGGACAAGAACACGTCGACCATGTTCGGGTACTCGGAGTTACCCAAGGCCCAGTTGGAAGCGGCCTATCGTGGTGATTGGGTATCGCGCAAGGTGATCGACATCCCGGCCTATGATGCAACCCGCGAATGGCGCTCATGGGAGTCCGATGCCAAGGACTTGACTGCGATCGAGGACCTGGAAAAGTCGCTGAACCTGCAACGCAAGACCATGATGGTGATGCAGCGTGCGAGATTGTACGGGGGTGCAGCCTTGGTACTGGGTGTCGATCAGGGCAAATCAGAAGACCCGTTGGAGATCGAGAAGCTCGGCAAGGACTGTTTGAAGTTCGTGCATGTCGTCAATCGATATGAGCTGACCGCGGGTGAGACCGAGTGGGACATCATGTCACCCTACTTCGGTCAGCCGTCATACTACACCCGATCGATCCCGCGATCGGCAGGCAACTTGCGACTGCATCCGTCACGGGTTATTCGCTTTGTCGGTCTTGAAGTGCCCGACGTGAACCTCGCCAACGGCTGGGGTGACTCGTGTCTGCAGGTCGTCGCCGATGCGGTGATGGCAATGGGCACCGTGTCGAACTCCCTCGCCTCATTGGTGCAGGAAGCGAAGGTCGATATCGTCAAGATCCCTGAACTGTCGGAACGGATCTCCAACAAGGAATACGAGGAGCGACTCAAGACCCGGTTCGCAATGGCGAACGTGATGAAGTCGCTTTATTCGTTGCTGTTGATCGACAAGGAGGAGGAGTGGGAGCGAGTCAATCAAACGTTCACGGGTATGCCCGAGGTGTTGCAGTCGTTCATGATCATGGTGTGCGGGGCCGCTGACATCCCCGCGACCCGCTTCATGGGGCAGGCACCGCAGGGCATGAACGCGACTGGTGACTCCGATACCCGCAACTACTACGATCGCACGTCGACGGAACAGGAGATCACGATCCAGCCGGCCTTGAAACCCCTCGACGAGATCCTGATGATTTCCGCCTTGGGTACCAAGCCCGACGGTCTGTTCTACAATTGGAACCCGTTGTGGCAGATGGACGACGCACAGGCCGCAGAGATCGCAGTCAAGCAAGCCACTGTGATGAAGGCCGACGTCGATGCCGGGCTAATGGATCCCCTTGTGCTGCAGAAGGCCCGCGAAAATCAATTGATCGAGTCTACTTGGTATCCGGGTATCGAGCAAATCATCGTGGAGTTCGGTACCGACATTGACGAGCGCGAGCCGTCGACCGAAGAAAAGGCTGCACAGCTGGCACTCGAGGCACAGGCCGCGGGCTCACAGATCGATCCCAAAACTGGCAAGCCGATGCCCCCTGCTCCTGCGAACAATAACTTGCCCAAGGCAGTACCTAAGAAGAAGGTGGTCGGTGAAGACGCCGTCATCGAGTCAATGGCAGAACGCATTCGCGATGCCGAATTGATTGACCAGAGTACACCTCGTACCCTGTACGTGTATCGGCCGGTACTGAATTGGCGCGACGTGGCGAAGCATTATAAGGCGCAGGGTGTGCAGAACGTGCTGGATGCAGAGATGCATGTCACGGTCTGCTATTCGAAGAAGCCAGTCGATTGGCTCAAGGTCGGGGAAGAGGAATGGAATACTGACGACAAGGGCAACCTGCGGATCAAGGCCGGTGGCCCGCGCGTCAATGAGAAGTTCGGCAAGTACCTGGTGTTGGGGTTTGCGTCGTCGCCCCTGTCATGGCGCCATCGATCGATCAACGATCGCACGGATGCCAGTTGGGACTATGAAGACTACACGCCGCACATTTCGATATCGATGGACGCGGGTGCCGTCGACCCCTTGACGATGCCGGCCTATCAGGGGGAGATCGTATTGGGTCCTGAAGTATTCGAGGAGATCAAACCCAGTCGCTTCAACAACCCTGCTCGTGACGAGATACCGTTCTCGCTGCCCAATGCATTTGCCGATGCGCTGTCGCGGATGCCCCCTGCACAAGTTACGGTGACGGTGCCCGTGACCGTCAAGGGCAAGGCCGGAAAGGAAACTGTGCGGGTCACGAAGCACGATGGGAAGGGTCGCATTTCAGAGTTTGAACGTGTAACCGATGACAGTGAGGACGAATAATGGCTTCCATGATCTTTAATTCGGCGATCGAAGACATGGCGACTGATGCCATTGACTTCGACACCGACACGTTCCAATGCATGTTGGTGACGTCGGGGTACACTCCTGACAAGGACGCGGACACCAAACGTTCCGACGTCACCAATGAGATCGTGGGTACCGGCTACACCGCGGGTGGTGAAGTGACGTCGGTGTCAGTGACGAAAGACACAGCGAACGATCGGGTCGACGTTGAACTCGACGGAATCTCGTTACCGGCGTCGACAATCACGGCACGGGGTGCGGTCTATTACAAGGCGCGCGGGGGTGCAGCCTCCGCCGATGAACTGGTCGCCTACATTGACTTCGGCGTGGACGTGATATCAGTCGCCGGTTTGTGGGCATTGACCCCCTCGACGCTCAGGTTGCAAAACACATGACCGTCGCGTTCCTCGACGTCTGCAAGTTCTTACCCGCGTCGGGTGGCACCGGCGACTGGGTTTATGACTCGGTGGTGCAGGGCTATCAAGACCCGACCGCGGCCGATGCTGCCGATGGCAAGATCTATCGCTATCGTGCGGAGTCCGCAGACCTGTTGGAATGGGAAGTGGGTCTTGGTGAATACGACGCGGGTACCGACACGTTCGCGCGTACCGAGGTCATTGCGAACTCATTGGGTACCACGGCCAAGATTAACTTCACGGTACCGCCCGTCGTCGGCATCACGTTCCTTGCCAAAGACCTGATACGCGGACATGGTCAATGCGTGCTGATGTTGGTCGGCGCGAACCTGGTGCTGCAGCCCAAGAACGGTCACCTGCTTATCATCAATGGGCGCTCTGAAGAAGTCCCGGCAGGCGGTGTGTCATTGCCCCCGACAGGACTGACCGCGTCGACGAAGTACTACATTTACGCGCTCATGAGTTCGGGTGTGATGATACTCGAGGCCGTGACCACGGCCTACGCCGTGTCGACGGCTGCGGAGAACAGGGACGTCGTTATCAAGAGCGGCGACAACACGCGCACACTGGTCGGCATGGTGTATCCGATCGCGGGACCCGCGTTCGTGGACTCGTGGTCGCAGCGTTTCGTGCGCACGTGGTTCAACGACCCGGGGGTGCGAACGCAGGTTCGTATGAACAACACCAGTGGCGTGCGATACAGCACATCCAACACCGGTCCGGCGTTCGCGGAGGTGACGTCGACTATCAGGAACTACGCTCTGTTCTGGGCGGGCGAGGACTGGGACATCTCGCTGGCGGGGGCCGCGTTGGCACCGTCGCAGGGTCCGGCAATCTGGTGCGGTCTCGGCGTCGACAGCACGACGGTGAGCGAGCCGATTGGCTCGTACTTCAACGGCGGAGGCGGGGGATACGCGTCGTCGATCAGCGCGCCCAACATCAAGACCGGACTCTCAGAGGACGTGCACTACGTCACATTGTTGGCGCTGGTCTCGAGCGGGACGTATCAATTTGCTGGTGGTTCGTTAGACAACACGGCGACAGCAGTCGCAGCTCGCACGGTCGGCAAGGCGGCGGGTTCGGGAGGCGCGGTCAGGGGCGATAACGGCGCGGCTGGCGCTGCGGGTCCGACCAATCTGCCGCAGAACTCGCAGGGCGGAAACTACACGACGGTGCTGGCCGACGCGGGAAAGCACATCTATCACTCGGCGCTCGCGACTCACACCTACACCATCGACGCTGCCGTGTCCTACGCCATCGGCGACACCATCTCGTTTGTCAACAGCAATGGTGGAGGCGGGCTCAACATTGCACTGAGCTCCGGCACGCTCGTGCTGGCGGGCTCAACGACCACGGGAACGAGAGCGCTCGCGGTCAACGGCATCGCCACGGCGCTGAAGGTCGAGGCCGCCAGATGGCTGATATCGGGACCAGGACTGACGTGAGATGCTGCCGTCCACACTGCTCATGGCCATTTCTCCACCGATCGTGGTCACGCCCGGATCGGCCGAGTACAACAGCGCGGGCGCGGGTAGTCAGGTTCTCCCGAACTTCAACACGCTCGTGGTCGAGCTCTGGGGAGCCGGCTCGTCGGGCAACGGTCTCACGCCGCCATCGACAAACTTTCCAGGCAACGACGGAGGGACCACGACGTGTTCCACGCTGGGCCTCACCGCTGGAGGTGGTGTCAGGCCCTCGGGCGCTCCAGCCAATCCTGGAGCTGGAGGGCTGGCCAGCGGAGGTGACATCAACACGTCCGGCTCGCAGGGTGTCGCCGGAGGTGCCTACAACGGAGTGTTCGGCAGAGGTGGATCTTCGCCCAACGGGGGAGCGACCACGCTGCCTCCCGCCGGACAGGGCACTCCGGGTCTTGCCGACAATGGTTTCAACGGCGCTGCTCCCGGAGCTGCCGGCTCTGCCCCGACGTACAATGTGAGCGGCTCTCAGTTCAGTGGCTGCGGTGGCTCCGGTGGTGCCTACTGCAGAAAGACCTACACGCGCGGATCGCCTGGAGCACCGGCGATTGGCGACACGATCAATCACATCGTGGGAGGCGGAGGGGCGAGGGACGCCGCCGCCAACTTCGACGGCGGCAGCGGTGCAAACGGCAGGATAAGATACACGTGGAGTTGAACCCGAAGGAGATATCTCATGACCTTGCTTGACGATTGCGTCTTCAATAATCGCGGAGCCGACACTGGTCTGCATCCCCACGGCGTTCCGACGAGT